GTGGTTCATGCCTTGACAGACAAAACCGCCAAAGCAAAAATACTGTATATACAAACAGTTATTAGCGAAACACGTATGTTCGTAGAACTGGTTTATGACAAGCGTAATGTTGAAGGACTCGAAGGGGCCAGCGAGATCATTCTGGCCGAACTGACGAAGCAGGTGCACCAGATTTTCCCTGATGCCGAAGTGAGGGTGAAGCCGATGCAGGCAAACTGCTTGAATAGTGATACCAACAAAAGCGATCGCGAAAATTTGAACAGATAGCTTATTAAAAATAGATTTATCTTAAACCACGTCATTTACATTTAGCCACCTCCCCAAAATCCGGATTCAGCTTAAGAAAAATGCGACAATACAATAAAAACATATCATATAAGCCCCCTCAACAAATGTAATTTTAAGGCCAACAAACACCTCTAACTTATTCACTTTCAATTAATTTCATAAATAATAATTAACAACAAAAGAATTGTATTAATATCCACACTGTAGTATATAATTACATTAACAAAATTACTATTCGGCGAGTATATTATGTTAAGACACATTCAAAATAGTTTAGGCAGCGTTTACAGAAGTAATACAGCAACTCCTCAGGGTCAGATTATTCACCATCGTAACTTTCAAAGCCAGTTTGATACCACAGGCAACACCCTCTACAATAATTGCTGGGTTTGCTCATTAAATGTTATCAAATCCAGAGATGGCAATAATTATAGTGCATTAGAGGACATCACTTCTGATAATCAAGCGTTTAATAATATATTAGAGGGTATTGATATAATAGAATGTGAGAATTTATTAAAAGAAATGAATGTGCAAAAAATACCTGAATCCTCTCTTTTTACAAACATTAAAGAAGCTTTACAGGCAGAAGTTTTCAATAGTACTGTAGAAGATGACTTTGAGAGTTTTATTTCTTACGAATTACAAAACCATGGACCACTGATGTTGATCAGGCCTTCACTTGGCTCGGAATGTCTACATGCAGAGTGCATTGTAGGCTATGATAGTGAAGTGAAAAAAGTATTAATTTATGATTCAATGAATACCTCACCTGAATGGCAATCAAATATTGATGTCTATGACAAGCTTACATTAGCATTCAATGATAAATATAAAAATGAAGATTGCAGTATTTGTGGTCTCTACTATGACGGTGTTTATGAGCCAAAACCTTTACACTCCTCCTCCTGGAAAGACTGGTGTACCATTTTATGATAGTTAACCTTTACCAAGGTAATTATTCAGGCTACCGCTAACATATCGCGACGGCCTGAGCTGTCAAAAAAGTGCAAATTATAGGTTACTGTTAGGCTGTTTCGGCCAGACAGGCTTTAAAGTATCCACCCGGGTTACCAACACCCTGTATTTTTTCCATTCGTCGGACTCCGTTTTCTCATTATCTGTTATCCTCAATTATAGTATCTTGCTCTTTCACGTAGTCTCCCCTCCAAAAACCCTAACTGCCCAATACATCACTCCACCTCTTCCACTGGTGGACGCCTGACGCCAAATGCCCATGTAGACGAAGGCTTAATAGTGATGCCAACAAAAGCGATCACGAAAAGTTGAACAGATGTCTAGTTTCAGATTAAACATATTGATTAGACGTCCTGAACAAGTAGAATCCGCCGCGACTGGCAACCATTCAATACTCGCACTATCGAACAATCGCCAGTTTTCCGCAGCCCGCCGTTCCTGCATACGACGTGACTGCGGTAATCCATCCCACCGGATTGTCTTCAAATGCACCAGGATGTGCATCGTTCATGGTATAGCTGATCACTCCAAATACCGACGGCGTAGAGCCAAGAATTCAGTGATGAATCAATGATGGCAATACACTTTTCAGAATGCCATCATGTACATATGAGCACGATGTTCGCACAGAGAATATCGGTAATGAGTGGTAAAGCATCAGGGTCTGGTAGGCCGGGCTGGCCAGTCATCTGTAATTTGTTGAGAGGGCAGAGTCCTGCGTGCCATGAGTAATATAATCTTCTCAACCGTAAATTTTTAATGGAATAAGTCTTAATCTACACAAAGGAATATTGCCTTTGATGGATAAACTCTCTTAATATTAGCGGATAAGTGTAGAAATTATTATTTAGAGGAGTAATAGATTATGTTTTTAAGCTTTCCGAGTGTGAGTCTGAATTCATCTAATAGGATATGTGACTTATCTGAGAATGATTTAGAGCTCATTCGTGATGCAGTTAAACAAAATGACAGAAGAGAATTACAAATTGAATTACGTGATTTATTATTTAAAGTAAGTAATCGTTCTGTTGACGGTGGAGAAGTTGAATTCAAGGTTAAACCTGATCTTTCTTCATATCAAGCCACTAATATGGAGCGTAGATTAGAATATACAAGATACTTTACAATTTTAGAAAAACAATTAAATAATACATTGGACACTTCACCTGAAGATCTTCGAAATAACCTGACCGCATCACACTCAAATAACTTACAGGAATTTGCTAGTCAAAATTTAACAATTACACCTATTGTTTCAGCAACATCTAAACAACGATTAGTAGATAAAATTGATTTATGCAGTTTTTCACCAAATGCTGAAGAGCTTTCATGTTCGAAAGACGATTTGATATGCCCTGTAATGTTAGCCGTTCCTGAAAAAGGCATTTTTGTGAAAGCTAGTTCAGAGTCAAATATATGCCAATTATTTGATGAGGTAGCACTTATCCAACTTATTATTGAGAGTGCCATACATCCTGTAAACAGGGCTCCGTTAACAGCAGATATGATAATAGATAAAAATGAATGTTATTTCGATACTACAAAAGGTAATTTTGTAATTCCATAATTTAAATATTACTTTATTAACATCATTGGCTTTAAAAATAAAGTATGCAATTAACATCTTTATAGATGGAGCAGTTCTGCTGGAGTTAGGGACATATACTACCCCTAACTCCAGACTATATACCAGCTTTACTTAGCATAATATTTTTGCCCCCCCCATCTGTTTAGCAAGGGTGTGTATAAAAACAAGATTAATTCATATCACAACAGATAAGCACCTGCATTTATCTCTAAACTGTTTTTTTCTGGCCAGCCATATTTTGCACCATCCGCACACGTTTATTCGATCATGCGTTGAAAACCTGCAAAAAAGAAAAATATCGATGCTTATTATTTTTTCTTTAAGTAAATTTTCGCTCAACAAACTTAATTATTTATTCAATGACGATGAAGCATGAACTATGCTGGAAATGAAGGAAGTCAACGGTAAGGGTAATCTAAATATTCACGGGTGATATTATGAGATATCGTATATTTTTACCATTTCTTCTGGTGTTGTCGGCTGCAGCTTTTTCGACATCTGCCACGGCTGCTAGTGACTCAAACCCCCCACCGGATAATACAAAACATTCCTCCAGTAGATGGCCAGAAATCCCATGGGCTCTTATCGGCATGAGTCAGGAATGGTGTAATCAGTACCCACCAGATATTCTGAAGCCACCAGACTGGTGCCAGATATGTCGTTGTTAGTATACTGAATATTACTTCAGGCTGGCATATTTTATTGACGCCAGCCTGATTTTTCACAACTTCATATTACTGGCTTACAGGCACATCAGGCCAGTCAGGATTTGATGTATCTACCCGACTGACCAGGACGCTGTATTTTTTCATTCGTCGAGCTGCACTTTCTCATCGTCTGTTGCGATTCTAGGATCAATGGCATCCTGACTCATCTGTGAAAAATTCTGGCTTGGCTGGTTAATTACCCACAGTGGGTTTCAATGTATAAGAACAGAACTATTATCAGTAATATTTATATACTTGTTGAAGTATTATACAGCATATACCAATGAAAATAAGATTGCTTTTGCGTCGGATGATGCTTCAATTGATCTTAAACACAACTTATGATAATAATCAGTTAATTATAAATATTCTCAACTAAATGTATATTACTATCCATAAAAGGTTCATACTGTTTTGTGATTCATTCTGACTATTATCACAACACATTAAAGCGAGTAAAACCAATTCCTTGCAACTCATAAATATTTTTCAGGAGTAGATCATGAACACTTTAGACATATCCTCATACCCACCTAACTTACTTTCAGATATAGAGATTATTTATGGTAAAGCGTTACTACAACTCATCATGGAGTCTAAAAAAATCAACAGTGAGAATCTTATCTCGCTGTTACAAAATGCACAAAAAGAACAGCAATGGCTCGAAGATAAAGAACCATTATCTACTGCCCTGAAAATACTGGATAAATCATGAAAAGCAGCATTACATTTTCATTTTTACTTGTGCTTACAGTTATAATAACAGGATGCTCGTCCGGTAAGAGTAAAGGTGATTATAGCCTGGTGGATGGAATATACTTCTGGGGCCAGGATATAAGCGTATTTCAACCATGCCATACACACCAGATATACTGGCTTAACGGAGAAAAAAACACACTGAGAAGCTTAAAAAAGCATCACAACACAAATAAAAGTGTCTATGCTTCGCTGATCGTGCATAACGATGGGTATCAGGACAAAGGGCCTTCAGGCACTTATGATGAAACTCTTATGCTTGAGAAAATTATTAGTATAGACAATAGTGAAAACCACGTTGACTGTCTGAACTTTATAATTCCCAGTAAAAAAACACAAAGTTACATCCAAAAATGAACTTTCCGGATAAAAAATTGTCAAAGTAATATACATAATAAAATGTACTTCTGAGGATATATGGACAATACACTGATAATAATTACCATGCTTATTATATTCAGTATTTTTAGCTGTGCTGTAATCAAAGTAGGAATAGGTATATCAAATAACCCGGACAAAACTGATGAGTAAAAATCAGCATTTTCTGAATTAATGTCCCTACCTTACTATCAAAAATTAACAACGTTTTAAGGAATATTTCTTAATGAAATCAAAAGATACTTTAAAGTGGTTCCCCTCTCAACTTCCTAAAGTTCGTATTATCCTGGGTGATGCTGTAGTGGAAGTAGCGAAACAGGGCAGGCCTATCAATACCAGAACATTGCTTGATTATATTGAAGGAAACATAAAGACCAAAGCATGGCTGGATAACAAAGAACTACTACAAACAGCAGTATCAGTTCTTAAAGAAAACCAGGATATGAATGGGAAGATATAATACATTCCAAAAAGGAGATAACCCAGACAAAATTTCACCGCCTGACCATCACCTGTTATCATTTAATTATAAAGCAATCAGACAAACAATTATCAACTTCTGTAAGAACGTCTACACTCTCTTTTACTCAGTCTGGACAACATGTTACTTGTCTCTTACAACTATCAGAATAAATATATATCACCAGTTAATATAGAAAAAATAGTTTTCTTTTAGATAAACGCTCTCTTTTCATGCTATACTCGCCCCAAATCAATAAAATTCGGAAAACAGGATGTCCTATACCTTATTTTACTCACCAGGAGCAGCCAGTTTTGCAGTCCACTGGATGTTGTTCGAACTAAAAACGCCATTTACTGCTCAACTCGTTGATATTGAAAGTGGTAATCAACGCTCCCCTGAATATCTCAGTCTTAATCCTGTTGGTCGGGTGCCTACCCTTATCGTTGATGGAAAACCAGTGACTGAATCAACGGCTATTTTGATGCTTCTTGCCGAGCGCCATCCTGAATCTGGCCTTGCACCTAAACCAGATACGCCTGAGCGTGCAGAATGGCTGGAACTGATGATATATATGGCAAATACATTACTTCCTTCAATGCGAGACTGGTTTTACGCCGATAAGGATGGTAGTCTCGAAGACGCTGACGCTATTCGTACCCTGGCCCGTAGCCGTATTGAGGAAGCCTGCGAATATTTAGATAAACGTCTGGCAAATCAACAAACCTATCTGGTGGGTGACAGACTGACTACAGTAGACTTATTAGCGACAATGTTGATGCGCTGGACACGCAACATGCCAACCCCAGCCATGCAATGGCCACACCTTGCCAGTTACATTTATCGAATGAGAGAACTCCCTTCATTTTTACAGACTCATAATCAAGAAAAATTAGAGGGATGGTTAAATTCATAGTTCATTTGGTACTCTGGCGTAAATTACAAGAGTAAAAGCTCTGAACCTGAGTTTCATATATGCACTCCCTCCCCGTTATGTAATTAGTCCCTGCTCATACAACACTAAGTTCTGAACTACCGTACTAATATTTTACTGACTGACCGGAGAAACCAGCCAGTCAGTAGTTATTACTGTGGTAATGCTGGCCACCTGATTGCTATGAAGGTGGCCTCATCTGGAACGGCTGTTAAATCCAGCGTTTTAAGCGCCCTGATATACGCCATCCATTTAGTCAGGCTGGCCTTATCGTCGTCACTGATTTCACCCAGTGCCAGTTCAGTTCGCCAGTCGGCAATGGTGCTGTTAGCTCCATCCAGTAGTTTCTGTCGGGTGGTTTCGGCCTTAGCCTGATAGTCAACGGGAACAGCCAGAACAGTGCCGTTCGAATATTTCCAGCCGCCATAGATATTAAATCCGGCTGGTAGTTTATTGACCTCAACAACCGAAAAACCTGCCGGATAAAGGCGCGATACATCTTCGGCTACAGAACGTATTATATTTTCGGAGTCAATGCACAGCTTATATTTTTTGGTGAATTTACTCAGTGATTCGTAAAAGTCCTGACCATCTTCACTGCGAAAATACAGAAAGTTGTTATCGTAGTCCTGGTCGTCAGGAATGTATCTGGTTACGTTTTTTAATTCCATTATATTCACCTAAATTATCCATTAATTGTACGCCAGCCATTACCCACCCACATTTGTAGCGGTCTATACGCAAATGTCACACCGTATGCTGTTGTTGGGTCATGTCTGGCCTGTGTTAAAAAGCAACCAGCAGGCGCTTCTGCTGGTCCATATTCATCTACTTTGCCAGGCCATACAGGAGCACCGCGCTGGATATTCTGGACATAACGATTATCTGATTCGCCTTTTGTATATACGTTTCCTGATGTTAAATAACGGGCGTCAAAATTGCTGTAATTATCCGGAATAACTTGTCCATTAACAACAAACTGAATACTGCCATCAGTATTTCGCTGGCTGTATAAATGCCATCCCTGGTCGTCGCCAAGTTCAATAACTGTTGGGCGGTTTCCTCCGTCGCCCCACAAATTAAACCCGGCATTTAGTGCTGAATTATTAGTACTCGTCAGTGACAGTTTTTTTCCGTTGCCTGCGCGAATAGCTCCCAGAACTATCATTTCACCGGGAGCGACACGAACGGTGTGCTGGTTATTCGCAAATATATCCAGTATCCCGTCACCATTCTGTTTAAGCCCTGTATCGTTATCGCCGAATACAATCGAATTACCGCCAAGCGCATTGTCTGTGCCAATACCCAGCGGGCCATTCAGTCGTCCCCCACTAACTGACAGTGCCTCAACGTCACCGGCTGTGGGTTTCATCAGACTGTTAAACAGTGTATATGTCTGACCGTTCGTAGCGTTAGCCGGCTTTGTTTCTGAAAATTCAGGACTGGTGTGTAGTATTACGCCAGCGTTACTGGTGCAATCGTACTGTGCAATTAAACCGTAGGCATACCGCCCGATATTAATATAAATATCGTAGCTATCACCTGATGTGTTAATCCAGGCGATCTCGTTAGCAGCGGCAGGTGAACGTCTCCATAATGTGGCGGTAATCCCGACCGGGGAACCATTACCGGCACGCAGTACCAGTTCACTGATTGCCGCTTGCTCAAATGACCCAACGTTAAACCCCGACCCACCGTACAGTTTAATCACCGCAGTTGATGTGGCCTGTGGCATGAAGACCGTGGCAATTTTAAACCATCCCGATTCACCAAATGTAACGCTGGTAGAGGTTACAGCGCCGATAGTTCTAGCAAATTGTTTTTTGTCAGGAATATCAGCACCGTTCTGGTCTTTTTGCAGGGCGCCAGCGGCACGATTTATGGTTTCCCGTAAACCAACGTATTCGATAAGACCATCCACGCTCTTTCCTGACAGCGCCGTCAGTGTATCGTCCAGCGGCTGCTTGCCCGCCAGTTTATTCAGTACTGTGGTGGCAAAGTTCGGATCGTTTCCTAACGCGTCAGCCAGTTCCTGCAGGGTGTCCAGTGACTCAGGTACGGAACCAACCAGCGCGGCAATCAGTTTGCGGACAAACTCCGCGTTTGCTGTCTGAAGTCCTTTAGCGTCATCTGGTGGCGTCGGTGTGGTCGGCGTTCCAGTGAATGCCGGGCTGTCCAGCGGGGCTTTGGTCTGTACCTCACCCATAACGGTTTTTACCGCTTTTGGCGTGGCTGCCAGCACTTCACTGTCACTGTCCGCGGCGCTGCTTAACTTAACGATACCTTTTTTCGTCAGGCTGGCATCTTCCAGGGAAATCACGTCCGCGATATCTTCTGCCCGTTTCGCGGCATCTTCAGCTCTGGTGGCTGCTGCTCCGGCAGCAGTACTGCTTTGCGCCGCCAGTGATGCGCTGGTATCAGATGCGGCGGCGTGAGTGGATGCCGCCGATGCTGATGACGAGGCGGCTGTTGCGCTTGCCGCTGCTGTATTTGCTGACGTTGCTGCGTTTGTCTCAGATGTTTTTGCTTCGGCTGCCGATGCGGCTGCCGCCTTTTTCGACGCTGCCGCCGCAGTGGCTGACGCACCTGCATCACCGGCACTGGAAGCCGCCTGCGTTTCTGACGTCTTCGCAGCGGTTTCGGATGCGCCGGCACGCTCTGCTGATGCCTGCGCCGCCGTCGCGCTGGCGGCTGCGGCAGCAGCTGAATCTCCGGCGGCAGTTCGGGAGACATCAGCATTCGCTTCAGATGTTTTCGCTGCGGCCGCCGATGCGGCTACCGCCGTTCTGGCCGTGTCAGCCGATTCAGCGCTGACTGATGCCTCACCGGCTTTTGTGGTCGCCGTAACTGCGCTGCTCTCCGCAGACGCTGCGGATGAGGCTGCCTGTGTGGCTGATGCTTCTGCCGCTCCGGCTGCACTCCCAGCTGTCGTGGCGCTTTCCGCTGCCTGGCCTGCTGATGTCTGCGCCTGTTCAGATGCCTGGCCTGCAGCGGTGGCATTCCTCAATGCCTCCGATGCCTGGCGGGCAACTTCTTCCACCATCGCCTCAAAACGCCGCAGCGCCTCCGGGCGGACGTCGTCTTCCGTCATGGCCCCCAGAAAATCATTCAGGGTGCCCGGCTTTGAATCATCGTAGACCGTAATAACGCCGGCATGTGACGGGGGATACCCTTCCACCAGGAGTGTGACAGCGTACTGCCCCTGCTCCACATCCATGCTGTAGCGCCCGGCGTCATCCGGATTTTCCGATGCCACCGTATTCACGACCACCGTCGTACTGGTCCGGCAGGCCTTCAGCTGAATGGTGCAGTTCTGTACCGGCGTTCCCGCACCATCTTTCAGTACACCGGAAATAAGTACTGGCATATTACCTCCATAAAAAAAAGCCCGCCCGCAGGCAGGCTTCAGATTCATTCACATCTCAGCACTGATTATCCGGGTCACGTAAATATGCCGGCAGCGAACACTGGACGCTCCGCGTGATTATTTGTCCCTTTGCCTCGCGGTGCTGTTTCTGCCCGCGGTCAGTACCGGTATAAATCCGGGTCTGGTTTTCAATATTGCTGTTACCGCTTCCTCTTCCGTTATCGGCAACGGCAGCGGTGGAAAATAAAACGGACAGGGAAACCCCTGCCGCCAGCGAAATTACGCGCGACATAGTCATATCTGTTCCTTGTTAAACGAAAGAGACCGGAAATCCGGTCAGTTTGTGAAGTTGTTCCCCGACCGGGAAACCATCACCAGCGGCCAGACGGAAGCAGACGTGGTGTACTGCCCACGAACCCTCAGAGAAACGCTGATATCCACGACAGGTGAAGTGGTGTAGACCGAAAAGACAACGGTCTGATACATGGCCGGAAGCCCTGCGGTATACGGGATAACCTCCGCCGTTTTCACCTGGCCGTTAATATTTATCGTGACCGTGATGGCACCGGAGCCACCGTTACGCTCACAGTTAGCCATCACCGTGATGGTTTTCCCTATCTGATAGGTGGCGCTGTCGGTATACCGTGTTGAGGTGCTGCGTTCGTCGTTCGTCGCCCTGATGTTCACGCCCTGCATGACTTTTGAGCCGCAGATATCACCGACAAACTCTCTTGCTTCTATCACGCCAGAAAACTTACCGGAGGTGGCATTGATTTCTCCCGTAAACGAGCCAGATACAGCGTTGATATGGCCGCTGATATCCGCATTTTTCGCAGTCAGCTTTCCATCCGGTGTCAGGGAAAATGCCGGAGGATTCCCGCCACTGGTGATGGTCGGCGCACTCAGGTATTTCAGGAACACCTCGTTCATGATTATCTGGTCACCCTGCATGACAAATCCGGGCGTCTCGTTTCCGTTTGCCGGGTTAATATAAGCAATGCGATCCGCCGCCACCAGGAACTGGCTTATCTTCCCGTCAGGCGTGTCTTCCATGCTCAGTCCAAGTCCGGCCACATAATATTTGCCGTCTTTGGTCTGCTCTATTTTGACGCCCCACATGGCGTTCCATTTATCGTTAGCGTCCTGCCACTCCTTCGAAAACTGCTGCAGTTTGCTGGCGTTATCCTCCGTCAGTTCTACTTTTTCCAGCAGCTCCTTACCCAGGTGACTTTCAGTTATCTGCCCTTTGAAAAAATCCAGATAGCCTGCGGCATCGTTGCTGGCCTGCCCGGTCGCCTCCACGAATACGGATTTACCGACCTGATTTACCGCCCGGATATAAAAATAGTAATCCCTGCCGGGCCTGATATTCACACTGGCCGCTATCCAGTACAGCGCCGTTCCCAGATATCGTGCGGCGTTTTCCACCTGATGGATATCCGTAATCTGCGCGTCTGAAAACCAGAACTCATACTGCACCGTCGGGTCGTATACCGCCTGACGCGGTGTGGCTGTAATCTGGAAATAGCCAGGGGTGAGTTCGATAAATGATGGTGCCGCCGGCGCGGAGATGCTGAACTGTGTGCTGGCCGGGTCTCCCTGTTGTCCCTGGCTGTTCACCGCCCTGACGGACAGGGTGTAGCGCCCCGGCGTCAGCCCCCGGAACCGGTACTGCGTATCCGGCGTTCCTGCGCTGCTGACCAGCCGGTCACTGCCATCTTCCGCCGCCACGTTCAGGCGCAAAGAAAACGAGGCGCCCTTAACGACTCGCGGTGTGTCCCAGCGCGCCAGTACCTGATACTGTCCCTCCTCCGCCAGAATTTCCGTGGTCAGATGCTGTATCGCCGGGGGAACGGTGCCGTGAATCGTTCCGGGTTGCGGATCGAATGATGCCCCGTTGTCCACGATGGACTCTTTTTCCGGCACATGCTGTACGGCGGTGATGGCATACGTTCCGTCGTCGTTTTCCCGGACAGCCACACACCGGAAGAGACGCTGGCGCAGCGACGGCAGTTTCAGCCCCCAGACGCTGTATTCCGCCACGCCGTCCGGTATCCGGCTGACCTGAACCTGCACACCGTCGGTAACAGACTGCACGTCCACGCTGACCGGCAGGCCTTCGCCATCCACCAGGCTTATCAGCGTGGTGCCGGACGACGGCAGGGTAATCTCCCGGTCAAGGGTCAGAATGCGGCGGGCGCGGTCAACGGACAGAATCCGCCCGCCCAGGCTGACCCCGGCATAATCCTCGTCGCAAACCTCAATCACATCACCGGGAACGTGGCGCAGCCCCTCCGCACCCACACTAAAATCGACCGTCTGGGTTTCCAGCAGCTCCGTTTTTATCAGCCACAGCCCGGCGCGGTGCGCCTGCCCGCGACTGGTACAGCCAAACGCATCCATTTTTACCAGATTGCGTCCGTAGTGACTGATGGCGACCGTGTCTTCCACCAGTTCCGTGGACGTCTGCCAGCCATTATCAGGGTCAGTCCAGTTCACCTCTACCGCATTATGGCGGTCCTTCCGCGCACTGAAGCTGTAACGGAACGGTGTACCCTCATCCGGCATCACCACATTGCTGCGGGTATAGGTCCAGACTGTATCCGAGGGCCTGTCCTGCACGAAGGTCAGCCTCTGTCCGTTCCACACCGGCATACAACGCATGGCGGAGCAGAAGTCGGTCAGCACATCCCACGCCTTACGCTGCTGCGCCAGATACGCATTAAAGGTCATACGCGGCTCTGTCCCGCCGAATCCGTCAGGGACCATCTGGTCGCAGTACCGGCCAATGGCATACAGCGCCCACCGGTCCACGTCCGCCGCGCCGATTCGCTGTCCCATGCCATAACGGGGATGTGTCAGCATATCCCAGAGACACCACGCCGGATTATTGCTGTATGCAGGCTTGAACGTGCCGTCCCAGATGCCGCTGTAGGTTCGCGCTACCGGATCGTAATTCGACGGCACATGAATAATCCGCCCGAAAAAATGGTAATTTCGCGTCACCTGCTGGCTGCCGAACTGCTCAGACTCCACCTGCAGGCCAGTCACGGCGGTGTTGGGATAGCGCTGCCGGACATCAATAATCTCGGTATACGACGACCAGACCGTGTTGTTCTGTAACTGGTCAGTGGTACTGTCTGCCGTCACACGTACCATCCGGATACCGAATGGCCGGGGAGGGAGATTATCCACTATCACCGAGGCCAGATACTGTGTGGTGGTTTTCCCGGTAATCGTAATCTCTTTTTCCACCACCCACTGACCATAGCGCTCCAGATGGATTTGCAGCCTGACGGATGTCGGATTACGGTCGCCCTTGCTGTTGGCCTCCACCAGTGACTGCACGCCGAACGTAAAACGCAGGCGATCAATATTTGCAGCCGTGATGGTCCTGGTCACCGGATTATCGTGTTTAACCTGCACGCCGAGCACCGTCTCGGCGCCGGAAGATTCAAATCCCTCCAGCGGGGTCTGTTCCTGCTCACCGACGCGGTATACCACCTTCACGCCGTGGATATTCGTGTTACCGTCGCGGTCCACCACCGGCGTCTGGTTTACCAGAACACTTTGCAGACCGTTCACCGGGCCTTCTATCGGTCCCTCGCTGATGGCATCGATGACGCTCAGCAGCTGCGTGGATTTCAGGTTATCCGGTGCCTCGCGGGGCGTATGCCCTTTTCCTCCGCCCTTTCCCATTTATTACCCCGTAAAACGACAAAACCGCCCGGAGGCGGTTCTGTCTGAATCTGTTCTGTTGTCAGCGGCCAATCACCACAACCTGACCACCATCTCCTTCATCAGCGGTACTGACTTCCTGGGAAATCACGCGTGACCCCACCTGCATCTCGCCGTACAGCACCGGCAACGTGTTACCGTTGGCAACCATATTATCCAGCGACGAGAAATACGTGTTCTGCCTGCCGTTATCGGTCTGCCTCATTTCGGACATTTTAGGTTTTGGTGCCAGCATCTGCGCCACACCGCCCAGAACCATCGACGCCCCGGTCATATACATACCGGATACCGCCGCCGCTCCCAGCCAGCCTGCCGGGTTCCACCAGGCAACGGCAATCAGCGCCGCACCAAGCACCGCCTGAAACACCCCGCCAGATTTGGCCCCGGCCAGACGCGGCACAATATGAATCACCGCGCCAGGCGGCAGCGGGTCATGCAGGCTGGTTGTCAGGGTATCAGCCGTAACATCGTCTCCGGCTATGCGTACCTGATACCAGCCGTCGTTCAGTTTCTGCCGGAGACCGGGCAACTGTACCGCCAGTGCCCGGACAGCTTCAGCACCACTGGCTACCTGCAGGCTGACGCGGCGGCAAAATCGTTGCAGATCCCCGTAAAGGCAGATGCGCGCCATGCCCGGTGTCGCCAGATGGAGTGCGTGCGTCGTTGCCATTTGTCGGTATACCTCTCACGTTTACTCAGTTGTTCAGGAATATGGTGCAGCAGCTCTCCGTCGCCGCAGTAAATCGCTGCGTGGTTCGGAACGGAGGAGCCAAAGCAGCAAATCAACACGTCGCCGGGCTGCGCACTGGCTGCGCTGACACGGTAAAACCCCGTCGTCTCCAGATTATCCAGATAGAGATTGTCACCATGCCGCCACCAGTCGTCGTCCCGGTGAAAATCCGGCATATCAATCCCCGCCAGATGATAGGCATCACGGAACAGCGTGTAACAGTCAAAAACCCCATGTTTAAAATGCCGTCCGGTCAGGTGTGGCACACAGCGGAATTTATGTACCTGGCCGGCGCATACCAGCCACCACGGCAGGTCGCTTTGAACCTGCAGCCTGCGGTCCACATCGCTCAGATACGGCTGGCCGCCAGGATGGCTGTGAACCAGCGCCACAATATCCCCCTGCGTTTCAGCCCTCAGCCAGTCCTCCGGCGCCATACGGAAATAATCCTCCGGCGCGGCAGAAATATTCACACAGGGGAGATACCGATCTCCCGCCTGTGTTCTCACCACGAAGCCGCACGACTCCGCAGGCGCACACCGTCGGGCGTGCGCCAGAATATCCTGTTCTTTCATGATGATTTACTGTGAAAGTTTATTAATGGAGAGGAAACCGCCAAAGTTTCCGGTATTGTCACGCAGGGCGCATCCCCGGGCGCAGCGGCTGCAGGCATCTTTTGCCGGATCGGCGGTAGGGTTATCAAATTCATCTGCGACAGCCGGTCCCGTATAACCGCATTCGTCAGAGCGGTATATCCATGTACAGGTATTGGCCAGCATAATTCGCCCGGGGAAGACACATCCGTCCGTTTCAGTCGGTGTTGCCAGGACAAATGTCGCACTTACCGCCGTCAGATCACTGCACTGCTCGATCACCCAGCGGCTTACGGATTCCTGCTCCGGGTCGGCCTCCTGGTTGCCGCTGTGAAAATTCACGGCATCGAGAAACCGGGCATACACTATCCTGCGGATGACCGTCGCTCCAACCAGGCTATGCAAATCCTCCACCATTCCGGTCACCATACCGTAAAGATTGGATACCTTCAGTGACGGGCGCGCAGCTGCGCCTTTGCCGTTCATTTCAAATCCGCTACCCTCTACAGGATAAACATCATATTTCCGTCCCTGCCAGGTAACCGCCTCCCCCTTTTCATTCGCCTCGTTACAAAAAAAATAACGATCCCCGCCAGACTGCGTCAGATCGATTTCCCACAAAGTAATCCTGGCGGACTGCGCCAGTTTAGCGGCTTCGTTCAGCGTATCCTGCGAAATCTCCTGCATCACTCCTCCTCAGATAACAACCTGTTCAAAAGTCGTGGTCACAGTCACCCAAAGAGAGCCAACGCTAATCGACCATTTGCGGCAAATCACCCGAATTTGTGTCCAGGTATAAGGCGGCGTCCAGAGAAAGGATTTCACTCCACCGTGGCGGGATAAAAATGCCTCAAGGTTCTGATGTTCTCCCTTACGAATCCGGACCGTTACGTTATACTTCGCCAGATGGTTGTTCAGCCCGGCTGGACGCCGTTGTTCATACCCGTCACCCAGTTTTATGGAGGTGACTTTTGGTTCTGATTCCACTGTCATATCAGGGCGGATCTTCCAGTTAAATGTTTCCATTGTTATCGCCCTCCTCCAGCAATACCCCCGTCACGCGACTGCTGTTGCCAGAAATCAATGGCGGCTTTTTTTCCAATGTTATATACGGCCTGTAATGCCTGCGGACCAATCTGTCCGTTGCCGGCGTCGTTGTGGATTTCAATGTTGTACTCAGGCGCAAACATCGCCATCCCTCCTGAACCGGCTGCCACGACACCCAGCTTACCGTCAGCACCACGACGAAGTGGTAATATTGCCTCCGGTCCTGCCTCGCCCATCACCCCGGCACCTTTGGCAAAAGCAAAAAATGTCGGGCGATTAACAATGCTGCCGCTGTACTGGCTGAGTCCTGCCGAACGGTACACGCCGCCGTCCGCATTCGGAATAACCGACAGCGCCGCAGAACTGTATGCCCCTGATGGTGTACTGCCGCCTGCCGATGTGCCAAAGCCGAACATTGCCAGCACTGAACCCAACAGTTTAGAAGCCGCAATACGTGCCTCCATTTTTGCAAGGTCAGCCAGGATGGAGACCGTCAGGCTCCGGAAACTGCCCTTTCCGGTCACGGCAAAATTCGCGATACTGTCCGCCATGCCGTTAAATGCGTTTGTGAAAACGTTCTCCGTCATGCCTGCCACATTGCCGCCCTGCGCCAGAAAGTTATCCAGCGCCCGCGACGCCCCCAGCGTCCAGTCTCCCTGCGCAGCGTCAACTTTCGCATTGTAATCCGCCCACTCAGCCAGCCGGCGATCGAGACTGCCCTTCAGCGCCTGCTCCGCCTGACGATATTCGTCAGAACCGTATGTCCCTTTTGCCTTGCTGTCGCGTTTAAGCTGCTCCAGTTGTTCCTGGTAGTGCTGCTGAATTTTCAGACGCTCTTCGTATCGGCCACGTTGCTGATCGCCCATACCCATTGTGGCCAGCGCCATTGCGTGCTGTTGCCTGACGCGGGATTCTTCGTCAGCGAGCTGGCTGGTCAATGTGAGCGTCTTTTTCTTCAGTTCATTAAGGGCATTCTGGTGTTGCAAATCCTGTTGTGAGATATCCAGCTTCTGTAGCGCAAGCGCGATTTCATCCTTATGTGCCAGTACGCTTTGTTCATCCGCCGTCAGTTTTTTACCGGACAAATCAGCGATGCGCTGCTGAAATGACAAAAGCTGCTTATGCGCTTCCGTCATTTTTTCGGTCGTGGAAAGCTTCGCGGCGGCAAGCTGCCCTTCAGTCTGCGCCTGTTGCTGGCTGTACTGCAAAAGCAGTCGCCTGGCCTCGTCGTTGTGGTAAGTCTTTGGCTTTTTCGCCTGTTGTGACAACGCCTTTTTATGACGTTCATTTTCGCGCTCCAGTGCGGCATTGCGTACAGCAGCATCGGCATACTGCATGGCGGTAATGCGCGCCACCTCCCGTTGGTGCCGCAGGGATTCAGTTTCATTATCCCGGTTCAGCGCGGCATTCTGCTCGTTCCGACGTTTCTGCGTTTCCTGATAATTACGCTCTGCCTGCGCCTTCGCATCCAGCAGGTCCTTCTGGCGTTTCTGTTCCTTAAGTTCGTTCAGCTGCTGCTGATCGTATTCAGTCTGGGAGGAAGACACCGTCCAGGGCGTTTTTCTGCCGCGCGCGATTTTTTCCTGCAGTGTCGCGATCTTTTCATCGAGCGTATCTTCCCGCCCGATATCCAGCATCCGATCCCATGCCCACTTCGCCGCATCACCGACAGCATTCCATGCTCTTTCAATCCAGCCCAGATTGTCGTGTACGTCTCCCATCCGCTTATTCATTTCTTCCGAATACGCGGACATGGCAATTTTCGCGGCATCAGCCACTCTTCCCTGCTCGCCCAGTACCCTGATTTGTTCAAGCTGAGTGGAGGTCAGAAAATGCAGTGTCCTGTCCAGTTCTTTCGCCACATTCACCGGATCATCCCGCAGGCGTTTAAACTGGCGGATGGTTTCATCCACTGATTGTCCAACGTTTTCCTGCATTCTGGTCGCGGTACGGGATACCATTGCCACTGCCTGCCCGGTAAACGCTCCGCTACCGACCACCTGTGCCAGCACGCCTGCAGCGTCGTGCTGCGTGACGCCATTTCCGGCGAGCGACTTCGCCATCGCATTAAGCTGGCCTGTGGTTTTTCCGGCATAACTCCCGGTCAGAATAAGCTGTTTATTGAACGTCTCGCTTTCCTTAGCGCCTTCATAGTAGGCCTTGCCCAGCCCGTAAACAGCAGCAGCCACGCCGCCAGCCAGCCCGCCGAGCATCATGCCCTTCGGAGACATCAGTTGCTCGATCCACCCGGCGCGGTTAGCGAGCGTAATACCACTTCCCCGCAGTGCCCCGAAATTCCCACGGGCCAGCTCACCAGCCAGCACGCCCAGTTCACGACGGGCAGCAGCGCTTTTCAGTCCTAGCGTATGGGTGGCAGTTCCGGTACGCTCCAGTTTACGGATATAAATATCTGCGGCGCTGCTGACACCCAGTTCAGCCGCCTTCACCCGCAGCAGCTCGGTACGGGAGAGGCCCTGTACCGTCGTCTGCTCTTTCAGGCGGCGTATAAACTGTGCTTTTTTCTGCGTGGCCAGCGCTTCGGCATCGGTAAGCTCACGGGTCTTCCTGGCGGTTTCAGACACCAGCGCCAGATAATCGCCCTGTGAGATATCTCCGCGTCCTTTCGCCTGTCGTACCTGCGCCTGGATACGCTGCAGCTCCTGCAGACCACCGCTTAACTGTTTTACACTGTCAATCTGGCGGTAAAAAGCAGCACTTGTCCTGTCCTGTGCTGCCGCCACAGCCGCTGACTGCGCCTGTTCCTCACGCAGTTTCCTTCCCAGTGCCTCCACCCGCTGTCGCGTCTGATCCACATCCGCCGCCAGACGCGTACTGGCCGCTGCGCTTTTCTCCACAGCGGAACTGTACGCGGTACTGCTGGCAGTCACTTGCTCCAGACTGGCGGACGTCCGGCGCGTCGCCTCCGTCTGCTTATCCAGAAAACGCTGCATCCGGGCCGCTGAACGTTCTGAGTCACCAGCCGCATCGTTCAGCAATTTTTTAATGCGCGGAACTTCGTTTCGGAACTCTGCGCTGTCGATACTTAAATCAATGACCAGGTTCGCTATCTGGTCCATAGCGGACACCTCCGGTAATACCTTCGCCCAGGATCATCAGTTCATCATCCGTTTTTTCGTGCAACGACTCAGGATCAGTGATCAGGCTGAACATTTCTGCATCGTGATGCGTGCCTGTAACCAGTCCGGAAATCAGCGATTTCAGCGTTGCAAACTCCGCATCCAGCAACATGTCACTGAAGCTGTTCTTCCCGAAATGCTCCGCCCACTCACCCAGCTCTGTCGCACTCATTTCCGCCAGCATCTGCCGCCAGTCTGGTCGCCGGAACTCACGCGCGAGCCGCATCACAAACGCCAGCTCCCGGTTCAGGACTTTTCCGGCGTGGTCGTGTCCTTTTCACTCCCGCTGTCGTCTTCCTGCGATGCCGGAAGACGCATACCACTCAGGGACAGAACCATATCAGCGCCACGTCCCAGCGCCTCATAAGACCATTCCAGTCTGACGGACTCATACAGGGCGCGGGCCTCCTCCTCTTTTTTGCTTTCACACAGGGAGCGGGATACCAGCCATGCATTAATATCCACCCCCATCTGCATAAATTCTGTCTGACGCTCTGCTTCCGTCAGGGTTTCAGGCTGTGCGTCATAGTCTGCCGTCCGCTGCTGAATAAACTTCAGATAATCCACACGTTGCAGGGCAGAAAGCTCACTGAGCACGATGGAATGCCCACCGTAGTTAAAGGTGTCTGTATTGAGAAACATGATGATTTTCCATAGAAGCCCCGGAACCGGGGCGGACTGATAAGAGAGGGTTATGACGCCGTCACTGTCACTGCTGCCACCGCGACAAGACTGCCGTCACTGCTGATGCCAACAATATTCACGCTGCCCGCCTTCACGCCTTTAACCGTGGCCACATTATCCTTCAGCGTGACGGTGGCGATCAGCGGATCGGCGGTCGCAACCTGCAGCGTTTTATCTGACGCGTTATCAGGTTTTACCGTAAATGTCAGCGTGGTGGTGGCTCCGGCAGCCACCGTGGCACTGGCCGGCGCAACGGTCACGCCGGATACGCTGACTACGTCAGGTGTATCCTCCTCCGCAAGAGAAGGACGCCCGACGCCGGTGATTTTTACGCTGCGTGTCATCACCTCTTTGGACGTCACGGTTTTACCCAGTGAACTCAGCCAGCCGCGGAACACATCAACCGTCCCGTTAGGATACCTGATACGGAAGGCGCGAACTTCGCCGGTGTCAAACAGCTCAACCAGTTTTTTCTGTCCGGTCTCACCGGGTTTCCAGGCCAGCGTGGCCGTGGTGTCACCGACGCTTTTCTGCCCCTGCGTGGTGCTTTTCCAGTCGGCATTTTCATCATCAAGATAGTCATCGTCTTCCGCATCTGCACTCATTTCTCCGGGCTGCAGATCCTTAATACCTGCCAGTCGCAGCCAGTCATCATCAGCCAGTGGATTTTTAAACGCATCGCCGCTGCCGGTATACAGCCAGAATGTGGTTCCGGCGCCTTTCGTTTTTACCAGTGGGTTTGGTGTTCCCATCATATCCTCCTCAGTTGGTATAGGTGATCCGGTAAGTAATTTCTGCCATCCCCCACGTTGCCATTTCGCTGTCACGCTGGTAGTCATAACCCAGCGGGGTCATGGTATCGATAAGGCGCTCCAGACCACTAACCTCTTCCAGCGCAGGAAAGATTTTTTCTTCCATCCAGATATCAAGCTCTGTATCAGGAGCCTGAGCCCTCAGAAAAACTGCCGTATGGAGAGTAGCCTGCCAGTCATCCTCATCGGTCATAAGGCCTGTATACTGTGCGTCTGTCAGCCAGACAGCTATTGCGGGTAAATCTTCCTGTTCTACGAAAGCAGGAAGTCCATCAAAAAGAGTGACAGGTGCGCCAGTCACGGATTCCAGCTTTTCCAGAACGGCCCGGCGGATTAATGTGTGTTTGCTCATCGTGAAAGATAAAGCCTCAGTTGTTGTTTCAGGGCATACCCCAATTGCTTCGGTATTTCCTCGTCAATCAAACTTTGTGTGGCGCTTTCGAATGCCTGAGTCAATGGTCCGGAAAGAGGAATTTTCACTACATCAATTGGATAACGGTTTTTCCCGTTAACGCGTCGCATAACATGCCAGCGTCCGTTAGCCAGTTGCTGAATAAAGGCATCCCGGAACAGATATGGCCCGATTTTCAGCACACTTCCACGATACAGCAGTTTGCCCCTCCGTTTGCTCATCCTGACCTGTGCAGCGCCCAACTTTATGGCGGGAAGGTTTCCCCGGTTAATCCGTATCCGGGCAGAGCGTTTACCGTCTGTACCGGCTTTAAATAACCTCACCCTCTGGCGAACCAGCTTCAGCGGAAGTCCTCTTACCTGGTTATCTCCGGCGACAGTCTCCCGCGCCACCTTACGGGTTGCCACTGAAACAGCTTTCTGCGCCACGCGATTCACAGCCCAGATACTGGCCCGGGGAACCATCTGTCGGTCAAGGCTGTTCAGATTCCGGATCGCATTTTCAAGCCCTTTCATCAGAATGCCTCCGGGAAACCCCGGCCTTCTGGCCGGGGAGGAAAGGAGGCGGTTTTCCGGCTAACTGTCTTTTGCATAATCACATTTTCCTCTTTAATATGTGAGGCTATGAAACGCGCATATAAATACCGGTTTTACCCCACGACAGAGCAGGCTGAGCTTTTAGCTCAGACGTTCGGTTGTGTGCGTTTCGTCTACAACTCCATCCTCCGCTGGCGTACCGATGCGTACTACGAGCGAAAGGAAAAGATCGGTTACCTACAGGCCAACGCTCGCCTTACGGCGCTGAAAAAGGAGCCGGAATTTGCCTGGCTTAACGACGTTTCCTGCGTTCCCCTCCAGCAGTCTTTGCGCCACCAACAAACCGCCTTTGCTAACTTCTTCGCCGGACGGGCTGCATATCCGGCTTTCAAAAGCAAACGGCACAAGCAGGCGGCTGAGTTCACTGCGAGCGCGTTTAAATACCGCGACGGCAAGCTGTACATGGCAAAGAACAAAATCCCCTTAGACGTGCGCTGGAGTCGTCCGCTGCCGTCCGTGCCGTCTACCGTCACCATTTCCAAAGATGCCGCAGGGCGGTACTTTGTTTCGTGCCTTTGCGAATTTGAATCCGCATCACTGCCGATCACCTCTTCAATGGTCGGCATTGATGTTGGTTTAAAAGATTTGTTCGTCACCGATACCGGATTCAGGTCCGGCAATCCCCGCCATACCGCTAAATACGCGGCTCGCCTGGCACTACTCCAGCGCCGGTTAAGCAAAAAGGCCAAAGGCTCAAAGAACCGCGCCAAAGCCCGCTTAAAGGTGGCCCGACTCCACGCGAAAATTGCTGATTGCCGACTGGATGCCCTGCACAAGGCATCCCGCAAACTGATTAACGATAACCAAGTTGTTTGCGTCGAATCCCTGAAAGTGAAGAACATGCTCCGCAACCCGTCGCTATCCAAAGCGATAGCAGACGCGAGCTGGGGCGAACTTGTGCGCCAGCTCCAGTACAAAGGCGAATGGGCCGGGCGGTCAGTAGTCGCCATTGACCAGTTTTTCCCGTCCTCAAAACGCTGTAGCTGTTGCGGTTTCACCATGAAAAAAATGCCTCTTGATGTTCGTAAATGGCAGTGCCCTGAGTGCGGAACTGACCACGACAGGGACGTTAACGCGGCACGTAATATCAAAGCTGCCGGGCTGGCAGTGTTAGCCCACGGAGAGCCTGTAAATCCTGAATCGCTCAAAGCGGCTTAGGTTCGGCTCGTTGAAGTGGGAATCCCCGTCCTTCAGGGCGGGGAGCAGTCAAACATTCCTCCCGTCCTGCGCCGGTTATCCGTCGGCGGCTCCCCCCTGCCCAGCAGAATAATACTGCTGTCTCCACCAGCCGGAGTGATGCGATCCACCCAGAAGGTGTCACCGAGAATGGTTAGTGTGTCCGGGCGCTTCAGATGGACTGTCAGGGATGTTTTGACAAAAAATGTAGGCTTGTCCCCCTCAATCCGGACACCTCCGGCGGCATACGACACACTTTCAGGATCGTCAAATACGCCCGTCAGCGTGGCCCCTGCCAGAACGCCGGAGGTTATTGTTGCTACCGTTCCCATCACCCGGAGGATGGCATCATCAGCCTGAGAAATCGCGGTATCAAACAGGTTTTCGGACTGCGACATATCGCCACCCTTACAGTTCAATAATAAGTCCTGCAGCAATCAGCTCGTCCACATCGTGTTGCGAAATACGCGCCGGGTTTCCCGCCATAACCATATCCAGTTCCCGGTTACTGTCCGGATCGATGGCGCAGATGTGTAGTGTACGAAGCGCCCTGATAAGTACCCGTTCGGATCTTTGCCCGATCCCGGGCGGCACTATGGATTCATCACTGTCATTTTCCACAGCAGGCAAATGCTCCGCCTCCGCCTCCGCTTCCTCTTCCCATTCCATGACACGCTGGCTGAGTTCAGCGGCGCTCCCGGACACATCCGGATCACGACCAAGCCGCGTCGCAAGCTCCCGCAGACGCTGTATATTCTCTTCTTTTGTTGCCATAAAAGATCCTCCCGCAATTTGTAACAATAAAGGCCTGAATCAGGCCTTTTGGGATGCTTAACCGACAGTGACAATGACAAACTCATCCGGGTCCGGCAGGACCATCAGCGGCGCAGACTGCGTCATGGTATATTCATTCGCCGGGTCCCCCACCGTCAGCCAGTGTTTGGGATAACGGGTGGCGGCAACAATACCCTCCGCGAGCGCCTGTGAATCCTGAATGGCACCATAGCAGCGGATACCTTCTGCCGCCGTATTTCCCAGAACCAGAGTCCCTTCAGGCAGGTAACGCTTTTCGGTCCCGTTATCAGCAACATAGGATGTTTTAGCCACCACAATGGCCAAATCTCCGTAATACCCCTTGAACGACACCACAGCCCCAAGGTCCTTCACCGCCGTTTCCAGCTGAGAATTTGAACCGCGGCGTGTATCCAGTTTTTCACGGAACAGCTTAAAACCGTTCAGCAGACGCCAGACTTTCCCGTCCATCACGGCAATATTGATCAGACCGGATGCCTGGTCGCAGTACATATCCAGATCATAAGTCGGGTCAAAGGTTTCCCTGTCCTGCTCTGACCATTTTTTACCTGTGGCCTGAATAATGTTATTCCCGGCGGAGCGACCAAAATCCACCTCCACGGTGTCAAACTGCTCGCCCTGCATGGTGTATTTCCCGTTCAGCACCGCACTGACGGCCTGCATCTCCTCCACCTGGACGATGGCCTTCTCTTCCTGCTTCAGGTTATCGGTCAGAATGCGCAGACGACGGTAGGCCGGATCGTTAAGCCTGGCCGGGTCTTCACCCGGCAGACGCTCAACAACCTGCGCACAGTTAACTTCATGCTTCGGTTTGACATACCCCGGACGCAGTACGCGCGTTTCCCCACCGCGGTTACGCAGAACCTTCCCTCCAACCACCGGAGATACATAAGCGGCAATCGGCGTTTTTCCGGTAATTTTGTCCAGCATGACTTCCTGGGTAGGAAATGTCACAGTACGGCGAAAAAACAGGCTCAGGAAGAGTGGGTTAAATTTAACTTTCTGCTCGGTATAACCCAGCAACTGGCGGGTGGTAAACAATCCCATAAATGGTGTCCTCCGGACGTTAAATACGATAAAGGCCGCTTCGCGGCCTTCTTATTACGGTAAAGCGGCGTGACTGACGGCGCTTCCGGCGAATGCATTTGCCTGCTTAATGGCATCTACACTCTTCGGCCATGCCAGTGATTCTGTGGCAAAGGTGCCGCTCTTCCAGTACGTCAGCAGGTTTTCCGACCCGTCCAGCTCAAGGGCCAGAACCCCGACCGCCGTTCCGGCCTTCTGCCCGTCCCAGGCCACCAGTTTCCCGGTGGTATCATCCAGCATCAGGGGCGTCAGCATCGGTGTGGCCGCCGTTATCCCGCTGACTCCCGTTGCGGTATGTGCCGGATCGTTACCGGCGAAAATGCGGTTATCTGCACGTTTCTCAATAGTGGTGGTAAATGACATGCTGTCTCCTTATCAGGTGGCTGAAGTACCGGGAATACTCATCAACAACGTCGTTTCGGTATCATTACTGTGGCCTTTGCCGCCGGATACGGGGTCCGGGGAATGAGACTGCATGAAAGCATCAAATGCGTTGTTCATGCTCAGCCCCGCATTACCGGATTTGTCCGGCGCGGCAGCCAGCAGGTCACGGGCCTGATCTGTGGTCATACCAGGCATGACAGCCAGTTTTTCCGCCAACTCTTCACGGCCTTTCGCCTCATCAAGCGCCATCACGGCATCATGAAGTGACGTTGCCGCAGCGATCGGCGATGCTGCCAGAATGGTTCTGGCCTGTTCCACCGTCATCTCCGGCATGGCCGCCAGTGTCTGTGCGAGTGTTTCCCGACCACCAGCTTCTTCCAGGGCAAGGATACGGTCAGCGGTGCTGGTCGTATCCGCCGGCGCGGCGGCAGCCAGAATAGACTTCGCCTGAGCAACGCTCATTCCCGGCTGCCCGGCCAGCATCTGTGCCAGTGCCTCATGCCCCCTGGCCTCCGGGCAACCCAGAATTCCCATTACGCGCTGGTTTTCCTGCGTGACAGCGTCAGCTGCACTTAATTCAGGCATAGTGCCTCCTGTCTTGTTACTGTTGATAGCTTCTGCCATCACGCCGATGGCGTCAGCAGCATTCACCATTCCATCTGCCAGTCCGGTAGTGATAATGGCCTGCCCGTCATACACTGCCGCCTCCGTCGCCATTACCGCATCGACAGACAACCCCGTGTACCGGGCCACTTTTTCTGCAAACATCTTTCTGGCCTCGTCCATTCGCTGCTGGTAGTCGGAATAGACGCTTTCCGGTAATTTCTGGCTGGGCGTCAGATCAGCCTTGTGTGCGCCAGAATAGATAAGGGTGATATCGATCCCTTCCTGTTTCAGTTTTTCGGCGTAGCTGGTATGCGCCATCACCACACCAATTGATCCCATTCTGGACGTCTGGGTCACAAGACGGTGCGAACAGGCTGCCGCCAGCAACATGGCCGCCGAACAGGCTGTTTCATTTGCCAGTGCCCAGACAGGTTTCTGTTCGCGCATCCGGCAAATCATGTCAGCACAGTCAAACGCCCCGGCAGCCTGACCGCCTGGACTGTCAATATCCAGCAGAATGCCTTTTACCTCCGGATCTGAAACCGCCTGTTGTAGCCGGGCAGTGATACCGTCATAGCCGGTCATCCCTGAAAAGGGACGCATTCCGCCGAGTTTATGAACCAGTGTTCCGGTCACGGGTAATACCGCAATACCGTTCACTACCTGATAAAAACGTGCCTGCGGCTTTCCGGTCGCCATAAAATCGCCTGTGACCAGTGCCATATCCGACTGATCCAGACTTTCGTTATTACCGGGAATGTGCAGGCTGTTAATGCCTGACTCCCTGCCCAACGCGCAAAAGAAAACCCGCGCATAGGCGGGTTCAAGCAGCAACGGAGCACTGGTTGCCTGGCTGATGATGTGCGGGAGATTACGTTGCACGCTTTTCCTCCTCCGTCTGACGGCTCGCCGCGATCTGTTGTTGATAGGTATCGGTGATCCATACCGGACGCGAAAGTCCGGCTGTCCGCCGTTCTTCGGATTCCCTGACCTGCTGGCGGAATATCTCCTGGTAATCCTCGCCCATAATGGCGAGTTCTTTTTCATAGGTACTCAGCCCGGCCTCAATACGCATCACGGCTTCCTGAACCTCCTTGAGTCCGTCAATCGCCATACGTCCGGCACCAATCCACTCCGAGCGGCTCCAGCTGGATCGGGCCTCCCAGAAGGAAAACCTGGCCCGGGGTGCCCGGATAACTCCCCGTATCAGCGCCTCCTCCAGCCAGCAGGAAAACATTTGTGTCGCCAGCCGTCCGGCAATAAACCGGCGCCGCCCCAGGAAATAGCGCCAGGACTCATTGGCAGATGCGCGGGCGCTGGAATAGCTGACCTGAGAATAATCACGCGAAAGCTGCTCATAAGAGACCCCCAGCCCGGCGGCAATATACCGGAGCAGCGCCTGCTCCAGCGCTGAAAAGCCATTATCGGAATCCTGCGCAGTCTGCAGATTCAGCTCATCACCCGGGTACAGGTGGGGAATTTTTACACCGCCCAGTTTGATACTGTTGGTACTGTAATAGCGGGCATAATTTGCCAGCATGTTAACAAGGGGCGTATCTTTGTTATCTGCCGCCGTGATGTATTCAAAGGCTTTCTCGGAATCGAGTTCGCTTTCTATCGTGGCGGCGTACATGGCTTTGACAATCGCGGACTGAAGCTGCGTTGCCTGCAGGGTATCAAGCATCTTCAGCCGCTCCATCACACTGTAAAACTGATTGGCACCGCGCGTCTGTCCGTCCTCAACCGGCTCGAAAATATGTAACATAGCGGGTCGTCCGGACGGCAGAAAACGAGGAATACGGGTCCAGCGTTCCCCACCAGCCACCGGCCAGTCATCATCACAGACATGATAGGCGAGGGCTTTTCCATTCCGGTCCGTTTCCACTCCTGCGCGAAGCTGGCGGTTTCCGCGGGCATACCCCGGTGTGTCCACCCGTTTCGGACTGACAGCCTTGAATCGGGTACGGAAAACCTGCGTGGTTTCAGCGTCCCAGACAGGCTGGAGAAAAATTTCACCATTAAAGGCGTGAACGCCCACGCCTTCACGGATGAACTCTGTAAAAGTACGCTTCCCCTCGGCATCCATTTCGCCAAAAATACCATCGCAATATTCTGTCCATGCAGCTTCAACCTCATCCACAAAACTCTTCGCTGCGCTCTCACGCATACCAAGATAGCGCCAGTTTGGACGATAGCTGATAAGAAACAGGTGTCCGACAATATGATCCTTGTGCAGCGCCACCGCATTTGCTGCAATACCATTATTACGGACCAGATCATCAGCCCGCGCATTGCCGAGGCGCAACGAAGGCAGCAGCGCGACATCCACGCTTTCTGCCGGGGGCATCCAGTCAGCCATCTGTCCGCCGAAACCGATCCCCCCGCCGGTGTATCCCAGACTTTCCCGCAGCGGCGTGCCGTGAACATCCACCAGAACCGGGGTGCGCTTCACAGTCTCACCCCCACAGGTGCCCGGCGGCGACCATTGCACAGTGACGCCTCAAGTTCCGCGACATATTTTTTCAGATCCCCCACCGATGTCGCGGTAAATTCAACCCGTCGCCCGTCTTTCTGAACCGTCGCCACCCGTTTTCCCGTCATCAGGTCATGCAGCGCGACGCGGGCTTCCTGTAGCTCAGTGATTGTTGCCATTAACTCCTCCTGCCAGCATTGCGGCCAGTTGTTCAAGTGTCGGGGTATCCTGCTCTTCGCTTTTCCTTGATGTCGCCAGCGCCTCCAGATCCAGTTGCCAGCGCTGCACAGACACCCGTAACGCTGCACTGGCATAGACAAGACAATCCAGCGCTTCGTTACGACGTCCTTTGGCATCCCATAACAGCCGGAATTTTCCGTTAACCAGTTTCTCCACCAGCTCTTCGGCTACCAGTTGCTTCGCTTCCACCTCCGTAAAAACATCCGGATTATCCGGAAAGCGGATCGCATAAGGCGTGGCTTCGTCGGCAGGCGCAGTAACCGCCCCCATTCTGGCGTAAAGCATTTCTTTGGCAGTATCAGTACCGATTTCGCACAGGAATACCCCGCGCTGGTTGCGTTTTTTAGGCATGGTAATAACGGGTTTTCCGTAAACGGAGGCCCCTTTGACAGGCAGCACGCGGAAAATGCCGTGTTTTTTTGAGCGTTTATAGACAATTTCTGCATCGATACCGCCGATATCCCAGCAGATACGGGAAATGGAAATATCCGTCCCGTCAGCATGACGATATTTTTTATTAATGACGGCATCCACACGCTGCAGGGTATCTTCATCATCATGCCGTCCCATGATAATTTGCTTATCAATAAGGAAAGCCTCTTCGCCCGGCGCCCAGCCCCAGACATACATTTCATAACGGTTACGCTGGGAGTCGATACCAGCGGTCAGATACACCACCCGTTCCGGAACCGGCGCCGCATAATGAATCACTTTTTCCAGCAAAAGCTCATGGCTGAGTTTTTCGGCCACCGCCTCTTCATAAGGCTCGCCCAAAGTGGTGTTTATAAAGGTTTTCACACCATTTGGATCTTTCAGCGCATCCAGCCAGTCATAAATAATCTGTATCCAGGTGGTAAAGGGACTGTAAGCCGTCCAGATATGAAAGGTAATGGATCGTGGCGGCGGAACCTCCTCACCGGACGCGCTGAAATAAGCCAGTCCATCGCGTGTCCACATGCCTGTGTTATCGCAAATCCAGCGGCCCGCTTTCTGATCAAGTTCCGACTGACGGATCACGCATCCATTATGTTCACAAAGGTAATACACCGTCTCCGGCTTGCTTTTCTCCCATTTCAGACCGAACGGCGTACTGCCATCACCGAATTTAAGGTACTGCTCTTCGCCACAGTGCGGACACGGTACATGAAAACGCATAAAATGCGCCGATTCATTTGCCGCCTTTTCAATCTGGCATGACCCTTTGACTTTTGGTGTGGAGCCCCGAATGGATTTAGGCCAGACAGAACCTTCAATACGTTTATCCCCCAGCAGCGTCGGCGAACCTTCTTTCTCGACATCCGGCTCAAAAGATGACAATTCGTCATAGCAGACCACATCCACCGATTTTTCACGGTAGTTTTTGGCTGCTGCACCGCCGAGGCACCAGAACCCGACACCGGAAGAAAAGCGTTTCAGGGTAAGCGTGTTATCACGATGTTTACGCCCGAACCAGGGGGCCAGCTCCAGCAATACAGGAACATCCCTGATAGTCGGCTCCACGTGGGATTTCATAAAATCCTCAGCGGATGAGTCGGTCGGCTGGAACAGCAGGCTGTTGCGCGACTTGTGCTCTATGAAATAGCCTTCCACCCCCAGCAACATTTTGGTATAGCCCACGCGGGCAGACTTAATGAGGTTTACAACGCGGATCAGTTCATACCCCATCGCGTTCATTATCGCTACCTGAAACGGCAGCGTTTCCCATTTGCCGGGGGTGTAGGAGGACTCTTTTGGCAGATAGTAATACTCATCAGCCCACTGCACGGTGGTAAGCGGTACGGGAATATGAAGCGCTATCAGCCCGTTAGTTATGGCTCTGTTGGCATTATTCGCCCTGCGCTCTCCGGAAATCATTGGTCCACTTCTCCACATCCGCTATCGTGGCGGCCCTGCCTGACGCCCTGGCGATTTCCGTTCTGACCACATCGATGTGCGACTGGCACAGATCAGGATATTTGCGCTGTAATACCAGCGGTATCCTTGACAATATCCCTGCTATTTCCTGAGCCACCCGTTGCAGGATGTAGGTGAACAGTTCGGTCTCAAGAACCAGCCCTTCGCGCTCAGCATTTTTAAGTTCCTGCGCATCCGCCTGGGCTTTTGTCAGCCGGTAGCGCTCATAGTCGATGGTGCCGGGATTAAGCTCTGACTCCGCAGCGGCACGTAAATCATCAACCTCTTTACGCAGCTTTTCATTTTCAATAGACGCATCACGCTCCGCGTACCATGAAATCGCTGCCGCGGTGTCGAACACTGCTTCGTTACCTTTTCCTCCACCGGAAACAAGGGGCAGCCCCTGGCTTTGCCAGGCTGTGACAGTTCTGACGTCACAACCAAAAATTTCAGCCAGTTTTTTTTTGTTCACGTTCATGGAAAAGTCCCCCGGAAACAGGAAAGGATCTGCGATCTTCGTTTTTAACTAAAAACGTTATCCAGCAGATCCTTTCTTTTTTCTAAAAAAACCTTTAAAAACAGCCAATAAACGATAAGAAGAACGGATCTGGCTTTTCCCTGAAAATTTTCATAAGGAGTGAAATCCTGCGACGCTGCCGCCCCGTAATGCCCCTGACTGCCGGAAAGGACCCGTAAAGGTTGATGTCCTCCCACGGATTAGCCCCTGCTGTAATGCTTACTTACGTAACCGTTCCAGCAAATCCTTCTCAAATATGCCGGTACTTTTACACTCAACCGGCTTCACCTTATCGTTACCGTCGGCAGTATCCAGTCCGGCAGTGCCTGTCACCATTACCGAAACATTACTGCCTTCACCGGCACTCCAGACCTGCGCGACGATACGGTAATGCTCCTGGATATTTTGTGTCTGCGGTAACAGTGAACAGTCCAGATACAATGAACTCAATTCCGGGTCATCCCCTGTACCGGCGATAATCCCTGTGGTCTGGTCGTTAACACTGGCTGTGATGGCCTTCTCCCTGAAATACAGCGCCACGGCATTCAGCAACTCATCCGGTTTACGGTTACCGATGAATGAGGTTGATATCTGTTCGCTCATCCCTGGCTGCTGCCCGGACTGGCTGTCCTGCTGTTGCTGCCCGCCCGTTTTAACCGGGCCATACACGGTAATACAGCCGCCAAGACAAAGTGCGGCAGAGGTGGCTAATATACGGCGCATAGTCATTACCGATAATAAAGCGTTGTACACCCGGCGAGGGACACACATACCAGGGCCAGTACGAATAATTTTGTCTTCATTAATTTTCCTTGTTATCAGGTTTCAGTTCTTCCCGGTCACTTTGTCCCAGGTACGTTCGCATGTGCTTCCGGCGACATAACGCTCATCAGCCTCTTTTGCGAACTTTCCCGCCAGATCGTCAGCTTCGCCAAGCAACTTGGCGAGCAGTATTCCGGTCTCGGCTTTTGCCTGGCCTGCTGCGGCAAGAGCGGAAAGCCTGCCGGTTTCACTTCCTGCGAGCTGCCTCTGTACTGCTGCGAGCTGCTGTTGCAGCCCACCGCGAGCACGTTCAGCAGCATCAGCATCGGCCTGTATTTTTGCCAGTTCTTCATCGGCTCTTTTCCGTTCTTCATCTGCGGCGTGCTGGCGACGCTGCTCTTTCGCTCTTTCGGTTACTTCATGCTGCAATGCGGCGGTCGCATCAGTAAGGTCTCGTTGCGCCCACTGGAATTTCCAGGATGTATCCGCTTTCTGATAACCTCGTGAATAACACCAGTACGCACCAGCACATAACAAAAAAGCCACCAGCAGTATTTCTGCTAATGGCTTCCAGAATTTTTTAAGCAATTTCAGCAGTACTATCATACGAGCACCGATTTTGCTTTCTCAAAGCGCTCCCACCGATCACCAATACCGTTCTGCCCTCCGTTGATGATCTGCGTAACGCGTACCAGGTCGCCGGAGTATTTCAGACACCCTTTAGTCACAAAGAACCACGCTGCGGATCGGGCGGCATGACGTTCCAGCTCAAGCTGTCCCGGATTCGCTACAAGATCCAGTTTCAGGGCAACGCCGCATCTGGTGTAATTCTCCAGCCCCGTAATCTGGATAAGACCACGCCCGCGATACTTCCAGCCATCTCCTGCGTCTTTATTACCCATGCGACCACCGTAAACCAGATTGGCTATTTGTGGCTGGTGGGCCACCTGGCGACCATCAATACGCCCCAGCATTTCGCACTGATAAGTCGTAAGGCGTTTACCAAACGTCTTCTTCAGAGCCTCCACTGAATAATTGAAGCTTTCCTTCAGAACAGTAAATCCTGCTGATTCATGTCCCGTTTGTGCAATAAACATGGCCTGATCCAGTGGCGCAGTAATACCGAATTCGCTCATTGCCGCAGTAATATGTGGATACCAGCGCGCAGCCAGTTCGGCACTGATACCAGCCGCCTGCTTAAATTGAGAATCGTCCATGATTAAACCTTGTTATTATCCCCACCGATACGACCACCGATAAACTTCATTGCGAAGCCGCGGATCGCATCCACGCCGATAAGGCCGACACCGCCACCAATTGCAACAGACAGTGACTTGGGCCAGCCGAAATATTCCAGCGCAGATGAGAAGGTCAACGTCAGGGCGCCGCAAAGCAGGATTTCGAGTGTCTTTTTCTTCCAGCCACCGTTACCGCCAAAATAGGCAATGCGCAGACCGGCCATAAATAACGACATCAGAACAGCGCCCAGCGGCGTATCTCCTCGCCACCAGCTCTGGAACAGCTCCAGCCAGCCCTGCCAGGATTGGGGATCGTTGTGCATTTTCATAATCCTCACCCCCGATAGCTCGGATGGCGCTATGTTGGAAATAAAAAAGGCCACGCATTAGCGCAGCCTGTTATTTTTGCCATCCGCTTGACGGACAGCAGAAGAAATTACTAAGGTTGAGTTGCTTCCAATGAGGCATAAAAAAATGACACTTTTATTTCCGTATGACTCTTAGTCGCCCGCTTCACCATATGCGGGCTTTTTTTGCGCTGTAACGATGGGCCACCGCCGCCGCGTGACCAGCGGAACTACACAGGGTATATGGTCCGCCACCGGGGAGTTGAACCTCGTACCAACAGCTTAGAAGGCTGCTGCTCTTTCCGGATGAGCTAGTGGCGGTGTGGTGGCCCTAGCTGGACCTGAACCAGCGACTATGAGCCGCCTGCTCTTACCACTGAGCTAAAGGGCCGTCTGGAGTTACGGTGCCGGGTGCCTCCCGGTGAACCATATCCCAGTCGACATGGTTCGCGAGGAACATATATTTGACTGGTCGCCCCACCGCTTAGGGGGATTCACCGTAACTAAATTTTATCCGCTTACTAAAAGTAAAACTTTAACTGTTGAAGTCCTCCACGCCCTAAACGCACGGAATTTTACTGCGCCACGAATAAGAATTTACATAAATACTGTTTCAGGTTATGTTATTTATGCAAACATTTGTAAATCATTATATCTCTGGCATCATTTTGCGACGATACAGGTGCCCGCTCTCTGTAGCGGGCTTTTTTTCGCCTGTAAAAAAGGCTCACCGAAGTGAGCCTTTGAGACACGCTATATTTGTTATCAGTATGCTGCAGTGCCGGGTGCCTCCCGGTGAATCTTTGGCTGGCTATACCGTGACTCGCGTGGCAAATAAACAGCTATTTCCATTGAGAACCAGTTACGCCCCACCGCACAGGGGGGATTCACTGCAACCGCAATAACATAACATGATAATTTACCAAGTTTATTATTTTAAGAATTATCTGCTCACGTCTGGCAACAATGACCTGTAGATTGTGTTCCGCTGCACAGGCCCCTCAGTTATAAAGCGACCTTTGCCGGGCTTTATGAGGAGTAAACAAAAGCAATATCTGTGTAATTCCCGAGTGTCTTTATAGTAGTTGCTGCCCGCTCACTCCGGTGAGCGTTTTTTTACCAGAAATGCTAAATCATCTGAGAATAAATGTGCCCCGATATTATAAAATAAGCCGCTCCTGGGAGTGCAGGAGACGCACATACTGGAATGATGTCCTTCTGGAAGCCATTGTCACTTCAGATACAAATCAGAATACAGAGGAAACACTGATTCAATGGTTAAATGACAAAGAAAAGGGAACCACTACCGTCGATTATAAAAATATCACGTGCTGGTATTACGGTGGAGTGTGGCTGCATTATGTTATTAACAACAGATATATGCACTCAAGTGGTGAAGATGCTTTTGATTCACTCAATTACTGCGCCTATACAATAGCAAAAATTTTTTTATACAAACCACCAGGATATTAATATCCGGTGGATTGAGCATCCCCACAAACGCGACAACCTCAAACAAACATCAATAAACAGTGAGTTATAAAAAAAGACTGCCTGATGGCAGTCTTGATACGTTTTAAGTCATTTAAGCAGGTGCTTGTAACGGCCCCGACAGTACTTCTGCCTCACCGTTATGGCATATGTCATCGCCTCTGGTCAGATGCCAGACACCAACAATAAGCGGTCCTGATTCCAGATCGTCAACTGTGTCGTTCGTATAGTATGCCACCTGAACAACACCGTTATGCTGAATCCAGTAATACCCTTCTTTCATTCACACCTCCGCAAGACTAAGCAGATAGTATAGGGCGAAGCAGAAAATACCGCGGTGCAAGAAGCCACAACTCAAATCCTGTTGTACAGGCTGCTCTTTCCAGTCTTAGCCTCACCACCGATAGCTCAGATGGCGCAGTGTGTGATCAAAGGGGGCAGGCTTCACGTGCTGGATTTATCAACAAAGCATGTAGTGAGTGATGCCCGTGAGGCCTGAAATGGAAAAGGCCACGCATATGCGCAGCCTTTATAGCTAGAGTTTTATTATTCGGAGGCACCTCATCCAACAAACCACCCACGGTTGAACGGTTTTAACGGAGTGCTTTTGAATAAGCGCTGAGTCCAGTAGTCAGTATTTTACACAGCAATTTTGCAAAAAACATCGCCCATTCAAACTGGCGCGGTCAGCGGAGCCAAACCTGCACCATCACCCAGGGAAGCTGATGATCTGTACCGATGAGCCAGTGGCCTGCACTTACTGAGTGAAAGCTTAAAGTCAAGTTTCACGGAGTAATAACTCGGGACACGTGTAACATCGGATATGTAAAAAATAACAAATGACAAATATTCAAACCAAAATGAAAAAGTACAGCAACCCAGAGGCGTCTGCTCCACATCCAGGCAATACCATAAATTACCCCCGCTAATGCCGCAAAAACAGCGAGTAAAATACCACCAGTATAATGAAAAGCCCCAAAAATAACTGCCGCTATAACCATGGCCAGCACAGGATGAACGAGCATCGAAAGACGCTGTTGAATATATCCTCTGAATAATGCTTCCTCTGCCAGTGAAACAAAAAATATGTTAGCGAAAACGAACTGAGGTAACCATGAAGGAAAATGGAGCTCTGGTTTCAACCCACCGAGAAATACCGCCACGAGCAATAATAATGGAATTGATAAACAAAGGAGTCCCCATTTCCACAAGGTAACTTTATGCTGAAGGCCATCACTAAATAAGCTCCTGATACACATAATTAATAGAAATGGTGTCAGTGCCTTATCGAAGTTGTAATACATGGTATAAGGAACACTTTGGGAGCCAACCGAAATCGCATCAAGAATTTTTGGGTTATGGAAACCAGGAATCAGGTGCAATGTCAGGGCTACAGCACACAAAACCAGTACACCTTCAGTAATATAGCGGAAGTATCTGCTACTGGTAACCCTTAACTGTAAAAATAAAGCTATCCCCACAGCGACACAAAAACCGAATGCCTGCCAGTCAAGAATATTGTTTATCTTTCCCCATGTAGCGGCGGTTAACAACAAAAGAATCGAAATCTTACGATTAAACTGAAGAGTCAGAAGAGCCAGCGCTAAAATTATCCACATAAACATTACCAATGTTCGTCAGTAAAAACATAAGTTGATAATGTTTATCATTAACTATCACTCAATGCAATGAACTCGTCCTGCAAATCGCTCGAGAGCGTTCAGAATTCTGTGTCACGTTAAAAAAAAACAAATTTAGTGATAACAGCCTTACTTACTAACCAGATTCATCAATAAAAAACCCCGCCAGGCGGCAGGGTTTTGATGATTCATTTTATTGAGGTACAACTTCACATGATTAGAAGCATACACGACAGTTCCGGACAAAATCAAGCTATGTGTCGTGAAAATACTAAATTTTGCTGAAATCATCGCTAAAACTGGTCGCATACTGAAAAGTCGCATCAGCCTTACGCTCTTCCCGGTGACAAATATCCACCAGCGCCTCAAGGAATGGTTTCCAGTTGCGGGTCCATGTTCTGACATGTAATCCCGGAACTCGCCTGAGAATCGCTTTGTATGCAGCCGTAGAGGGTACCGGAGAAAAGCCATTTCCGGAGCAGCGCTCACAGGTTTTGAACATCGGCACACCTCTTTCTTTTGTCGCAATGCGGTCGAGCACTTCACCTTTTCCACCGCAACGGCACCGGGCCAACAGCTCACCTTTACCGTTACATGCCACACATGTACGCCTGACCAGTTCGTGCTTGATTTTCGGAGACACGATTTCCATATCGTCAGAGTTGAAGACTCCAGGATGTTTGATCACATCCTCATACTGAGAGGTTAATCCGCTGCCTTTGCAGGTGTGACATGTCACGCTGGTAGCTGCCGAACGGGAATACTCAGCAAAGGCAAAGTGCGCCAGTACCAGCATACACCATCCGAACTCACATCCGGCGGCCTTCCTGACGTTCTTCGGAGCCGTCTCCATCGCATGTCGCGCCAGCGCCTGTACCGCCAGTTGCTCATCGGTTTTGCTGATCCCGGCCTTTCCGAAGAAAGCAGCCAGACCAAACCGCGCGCGGCTGCTGGTGGTACCAATAGCCGCCATTACATCTGTACCGGTGAGACGATCCGGAGAGGTTCCTTTCACGTCGTCGCTGATGTGCATACCCTGCGGGCTGAAGTGTTTTAGCGATGCTTCCAGTTTCATTCTTCACACTCTCCAACCAGATTAAGAATAACCGCCGCACCTTTGTCTTCCATATATTCATCCTTTCCGCTTGCAAGGAACCAGCGGCACACCTCCTCGGCTTCAGCACGCGTCACGGGTTTGATGGTTGCCAGCAATTTTTCGAGATAACGCTCACGGTCATACACTGTTTTATGATGTTCAGAATAACCATATCCGTTACCGAGTTCCCTACCAGCAGTATGGCGAACCATTTCACCAGACTTACCAACTTCAGAAGGATTAATCATTAAGCGTTCTCCATTTACGCCAGCACGCCAATTGCCAGCGCGCGATCGATAAAACGAAATATCAACTCCAGCTGAGAGCCGTATTTCTCTTCGAATGCCACGGTGTCCGCATGTAACTCATTGTGATGCGTTCTGCACAACGGCAGCACAAAGAGGTCATGCGCCTTTGTTCCCATCCCTCCCTGACCGTGGCCTATCAGGTGGTGCGGATCATCCGCCTGCTTCCCGCAGCAGGCGCACGGCTGGGATTTAACCCAGCGGGTATATCTCTCATTGACCCATCGACGGCGTTTCGGACGTAACATGAAACTTTCCGGCGATTCCGGATTAACCCTGAGCGCCAGCACCTTTTTCGCCTTATCCTGTACAAGGCTGGTGGCCGGCACCGACGGAACAATTTCACTTTCACGGGTAGCTGACTGGACAATTGCCTTCGGCATCCTTAATGCTTTTCTCGCTGCGCTCTCCGGTAAAACTTCTGCCAGGTCATTGCGTACCATCCACCAGCACAGTTCCGGGAGCGTGACTGCGTGCATATCGTCAAAACCCAGATCACGACAAACAACCGATAAAACCCATTTTGTCGTATTCTCCACAGCTATTGATTCCAGCCGTTCCGTAAACTGTTCGCGCAGCAGGTTATCGCAGTGCCAGCACAGTCGGATTGCCCCCGGAGCGTGGCGCATGGTTGTCATCTGTTCGCTGTGCCAGTCTGAATGCGGCCACTGACAGCCATTCCCCCGGAGTAACCAGCTTTCCAGGCTATCCAGACCACCAGCACGATAGATAACCGACTCATTACGGAACACATCACGAACAGCAGGATCATCCGCCAGCGGCTGTGATACCGCCGGGACCGCTCCGCTGGCGAAAGATGAATATTGCTCCGGCTCTGGTTCAAGCAGAACACGCCCCTGCATAAACAGGGGCATCAGTTCCGATCCTGGCCTGAACAATACAACGCCCATACGAGGAGCAATTTCAGGGGTCAGTAACGCTCTCACGATCACCTCAATGAACGGTATCGAGCAGCTTCAGCAGCTCAGGGAATTTGGATTCGAAGAAATGCGGTTGCGTCTCGCGAGGGTTTGCCGGGCTGGTGATGTTTTTGCCGAACATGCAGCCCTTCGCCGTCAGCGACCAGAATTTTTTAATGCCGTTAATCGCGGAGCGACTGTAACGCTCTCGATGTTCAACAACACCCAGCTTCGCTAACTGCTGATACGCCTGATTAGCCGTCATCCGGATACCATGCTGTTTTAACAGCGCGCTCAGTGCCAGCGTCGGGCGGCTTGAACCCTCCGGCGCGCCAGCAGGCGCATCAATCGCGTAGGACGGCATCAGATCGGGAAGGCCGGCGACCTTCTGTAACTTCTGGTAAGCCCCAAGCTTTGACGAGTTGGAGAGGTTGAGCATTCTGGCCGCCGATTCAAGCAGAATAACACCCGCCTGAATTTTATCCGTCGCTATCAGATTGGCGGTGTGCTGATGCTGGTTAACTACCGCGTCGAACGTGCGAATTACCTTCAGGTGAAATGCAGGGCTAATCCACATTGCATAAGCAAACACCACTTCACGCGAAACATAGGTGCCCTGACCGTTACCGCCCCGGATAATCTCAATACAACCGATGCTCACATCTGAGCAACGGTCAATTTCTGCACAAAGTTCGCGAGTGGAATCCATGCGCATAAAATTTGAAGGTTTGTGTCTGTCTTCACCGCCAGCCGCACGATGCAAATCATTCAGGCAATAGCGTCCCTGAACGTCGCGACGAACTTCAATACCATCGATTACCATTAAATTATTCATGCTTCTTTCTCCATTTTCAGGCGGCTGCACCCGCCCCTGTTTCAAATTTCGCGATCGTGATTTCTACCTTCCCCTTCGGGAAAACTGGTCCCCACTCCACCAGCATTCTCTTTACCTGGCTGTCGTCCTCCCAGACTCCGGCGTGGGTCAGTGCGTCGAACAGCGCTTTGTTGTAATTGTCCAAATCCCTGATCCGCTTATCTGGCGGATACAGGATGATTTCTACCGCTGCATGGGTTGATGTCGGTTTCGGCAGTCGGCGAAGTTGTTCAATGATGGCGGCACACGTTGCGCTCCGGAATTTGCGTCCCGCCACACTTATCAGGCTCTTTCCGGCAAACGGCCCTTTGTTGGGATGACGCCAGTAAGTGTTCACGCTCGGCGGAAATGGCAGGGTCAGCTTCATGCCACCATCTTCCCGACCAGGCGTTTCGCTTCGCGGCGGATCTGCGCCAGAAACGCTTCGCCACCAGCTTCAAGCTCATCACACCCGATATAGCTGATCGCTGGCCCTTTCCAGGACTTATCGAATACAGCGATCGCCCCCGCAAAGAAAGCGCCGGTAGGCACCTGTTTTTCATCTTTCGGGATAAACCATGCCGGCAGTTCGAAACCAATTCGGCCACGAATAAACGCGATATGGTTAGCATCCTCTGGCCACCACACTTCGCTGGTGGCAGCTTTGATCAGGAAAACGTAACGCCCGCCCTTATCCCGCATAGCGCTGGTATGCCTCATGATGTATCGCATACCTGTGATGTATTGCCCTTCGTGCTGGCTGGCGCGACTGTAAGGAGGATTACCAAAAGCGGCCCCGTTGAGTTCAGCCAGACGATCCGCCCAGTCATGCGCCAGCGCGTTATCTTCCGCTGTGTAATAGTCCTCACATTTGGCGTTTTCATCGTCCGAAAAAAGATCGAGAACAAACGGACCAAACATGGCATTTATGCCCCAGTAAATGTTGTCCGGCGTGCGCCACTGATCGCCGACTTCTTTCAGTTCGTGTGCTGATTTGCTGCGCAGTTCTGCCAGCGCCTGGCAATATTTATTGCTCATTAAGACCCCACATAATTCCCTGACAGATACCATTCACTACCTGATGCAACATACTTTCTGCTCTTCCGCAAACACCGTTCACGGCGCGCCAGAAAGGCGCTACGTTCCGACTGGATATGACTCTCCCGGAATGCCTCCATCCATACCGTAGCTGCACGACGGAACAACCCTCCCGACTCCAGTGTTTCTGCCTGACGTATCAGATACAAAATCACCTGCGGGTCGTTGGTTCCGACATAACAGCTCCGCACAGGTTTAGTCCCGATATCTGGCTCCTGATCCGGCTGTATGTCTGTCTCAAGAGCAAAATGTCTGCGAGTTTTACCTTCAAAGCGATGAGCAACACGCCCGCACTGGCGTAACTTACTTGTCGACTGCAGGACGCTTTTACGCGGGAAATCTGCAAAAGCATTCGCTATATCGCTGGAAGTACATCCCGGATGGGATTCAATGAATTTCTGAACGTCTCCCATAAGACTCATATCACCCCCTGAACCCTGTCGGGATCTGGCTGTAATCCACATTTCCGTAACTGGATTTGAACATCGGATCTTCACGGTTTTCGAAACGTCCGCCGATGGGGGCGGACAAACGCAGTGACAATTCATCCCACTTTTCCCGGAGTTTTGAGGGGCTGAGAATGTTACGGCACCAGAACGGATCACGGCTTACCCGGCTGTACATTTCGCAGATCTGTTTGTGGGTACGCCCGTCCTGAGCACACATCAGGCGAATTTCATTTGCCCAGGCGGTCCAGTTAGGTTCTTTCGGACGAACCAGCTCGCCGTCACTCTCCGCGGCCTGTTCATACAGGGCGATGATTTTTTTCCAGATCCACTGAGCACAGGTCAAATCGTCTTGCGTTCCCCACTGACGCTTTTTAGAGCTGAATACAGCGGCATCCGGATGACGGGATAAAAACTCCTGGTCTGTCACCTGCTGGTCCGGTTGCGAAGCGTCCGGACAAGAAAGGGTTTTATTATCTTGTGGATCTTGTTTTGATTTTACTGACGGATCCCCGCCAGATTCTGACGGGTCAAAACCGCCGTTTTTGCCAGATTTCGACGGGTCAGATTTTGATGCGTCAGATTCTGATGGGTCAGATTTTGACTGGTCAGGATCTGACAGGTGAGCAAATGCAGCCGCCTGCAGCTTTGCCACATTTAGCTGATAAACATTGGAGGCATTACGGTTTCCCTGACGTCTGGCTTTACGTGATAACCAGCCGTCAGCTTCCAGTTTTGCTAGCGCCGTTCTGACTGTGCTTACCCCGGCCCCAAGCTGACGAGAAATTGTCTCAATGGATGGCCAGCAGACCCCTTCATCATTGCTGAAATCAGCCAGACGCGCCATGATAGCCACACTGGATAATTTCATTCCCGAAGCTGCACAGGCATCCCACACATAGCCTGTTAATTTAGTGCTCATGCAGCACCTCCGAGATGCTTCATGTTTTTGCCGGAACGAAAGGCAATAAGAGGCATGTTGACGCGGTAATTACGCCCAAGAGGCTCACAGACAACCTTCTGACATTCGCGATCGACCAGGCTAATACGCAGAACGTACCCTTCTGGTGTGCTGTACCACTGTCCTGGACGAGGGCAATGAAAACGTTGGCTGGTGAACCGCTTAAAAATATTCCGGATCATTTGCGCCCCCTTACCTCTGAACGGTTCAGTGTCATATTGATAAGGCTCGCAAGCGCCGCAGCGTCATTGATGCGATCGTGCAGGCTTACAGCCAGCGGAGATTCCGCTTTTTCCAGCATGGGATAAAGCTGCTGTAACCAGACCTGATGAATGGATGAAATGTAGGAATAGAGAATGCTGGCATTATGTGCTGCATCGCTCAGTACCGATGGAGTTGAAAGCTGTTTCTCCATCTGATTAAAGGCATTGATGTATGCCTCTTTGAATTGGGCGGCGCGTTTGCCCGTAAAGCCCATAGCAAGGAAAGCAAAGCCGTCGCGGGTGATGTTGTAGCAGGGAAGTTTGCGGCCAGATGCGTCGGTGTAATCACTCACCGCAAAATTGCGGGCAGTAAACTCAGGAGAGCAATCAAGTGCGCGGATCTTTTTCAGAACATCGTCATGACGTTTGGTGAAGTAGTCGGCAACAGCAAGGGAAGAAGTAACGGCTTGCCCGTTAATAACACTGATTTCAGGTTGAGCGAGAGTTGGGACTGTAGCCATGATGGCCGCCTCCGATAACTTGGATGTGACTCCACCACCGGAAACGCCAATTTCACTGGTGGTGAACTGAGCAGGGTTGGCGTAACCGGCGTTATCGGAAACCGGCGCACCTTTCGGTGCCCCTACCCAGCCCACCATAATTTGGATATAGCCGAGCTGCGACAATAAAAAAGACGCAGGCGCGTCATTTGTCGCCGATAACAATTCCAGGACGCCAATCCCGGCACCCGCTTTATAAGGTGCCTGAACAGTGTAACGTCCCGGAATTGCAGAATCAATACATTGTACAAACATAACAATTTTGTTATGTTTACGTCTATGAACTACACTATTGAGTACTACAACGAGGAAGTCCGGATTGAGGTGGATCAGCTTCCATTGAGTATGCGAGCCAGATATCAGCACCTTGTTGAACGAATGAAGGTGTATGGCAGCAATCTCGGAGAACCTCACACCAGCGCCTTTGGTGATGGGCTTTTTGAGCTTCGGATTAAAGGCAGCGATGGCATCGCTCGCGTTTTTTACTGCACTCTGGCAGGGAAGCGCATCGTCATGCTGCACAGCTTTATAAAGAAGACTCAGAAAACCCCTGTAGCTGAACGCAAAAAGGCAGAAACCAGAATGAAGGAGGTTAAGCATGACTGGTAAACGTAATGCGCCAACTATAACGCACGATGAAATGGCCGCTAAATGGATGGAAGACCCAGCGTTCAAAGCTGAATATGACGCCATTGCTGATGAGTTCGCGTTGCTTGACGAAATGCTGGCCGCACGTAAAGAAGCAGGTCTCACCCAGGCTGAAGTTGCTGAACGGATGGGAACAAAAGCCACTGCTATAACCAGAATGGAAAGCAACCTTGCTGCTGGCGTCAGCGGACCATCTTTTACTACGCTGAAAAAGTTCGCACAGGCAACCGGGAAAAAACTACAGATCCGCTTCGTGTAAACTTCTACTATTGCGCCGTCACTCTGGCGGCGCTTCACACTCAACAAAATCACGCCTGAATTTCCACAAAGGGCTAAAACACTCATGCGGGTAGCCCTTGCGCAGATAGATAACGCGCTCAGTTTCTGGTTCCCAGCGAATGACATGGACATAAAGTCCCCTTCCATCCCGAAACCAGCGGTTAAGCTCCTGCACGATTCATCCCCCACGGTCAGGCTGTTTTCCCTGTGGTTACGCACGACCAGGCTATTTGGTAATCTGCATTCATGACGCAACGGCCGGTACTCATACATCCCCGGTTGTTGCGACAAACGGTTATTTACCGTTAAACTGTTCATGCGTTGGTTTTCTCCATAAAATTTGACGCCACGGCGCCCGGAGCTGCACACTCGCGGGCGTCACCCTTTTCTGGCGCGCAAAAAACTCTGTATACCAGTGTCGAATGCTGTTGCAGCTTTGCGATCGCCTGATACAACTCCTCATCAATCACGACTTTTTCATGTGGCTCAATAACGCCATCTTCGATCGCCATCCTGATTTGCTGGGAATAACTGGTGATCTGCTCAATCGCTTCCAGAAGGCGCTGATTAATATCTGCGTTATCCACTTCTTCCATATCTGCCAGCGGAACAAAAACGCCCCCTGATGCCCTGGCTACTGAATGCGCCAGGTGATAGGTTCCTCCGGCGCGTTGCAGTACCAGCGCCCACCCAAGCGGGAAGATCTGATCACCACCAGTACGCAGGCGGTTAAACAGAGCATCTTTGGTGACATCCAGCCATTCTGCGGCTTCTTCATAACCGCCATGCAGACTGGAAATCGTCTTTTTAATCGCGGCCACCAGCCAGCGGGGCTGCTTTTCAACTTTCCATTCAGGTTCATGTCCCACGGATCTACTCCTTCTGCTGTGGTGGCGGTCAAATCGCCGAATCACTAAGCTGATATCTGTTTGGATACAAAATTTGCATCTCGCTAATTTCTCCGGCGTAAAATTGAGCCAGGCGCTCAGCAAGCTCGGTTGAAGGAGCCTGCTCGCATCTTTCAACCCGGCTTAATGTTGCAGGATCAACCTGGACCCCTTTAGCGACGTGCTGTAACGTATAACCATGCGATTTCCGCAATTTTCTCAATGGTGATTGCATAAAACCTCCTTCTTTTGCGTATGTCGCATGTTATTTCATACAGCAAACTTGCGCAAGTTGATTTGCACAATGCGCAAAAAATTAATGTAATGAATGCATGAATATAGGAAACCGTGTCAGACAACTTCGCCGCGCGAAGAACATGAAAATTGCTGAGCTAGCAGAAGCCATCGGCGTGGATGCCGCAAACATCTCTCGTCTGGAGACTGGCAAGCAAAAGCAATTTACCGAACAAACACTTTCTAGGCTGGCTGACTGCTTAGGTGTTGATATAGCAGAACTCTTTACCTCAGACTCAAAAGGTAATACTGTATGTAAACACAGTGATATGAGGAAGGATTCAGCTAACGTGAAGGATTTGTTTCGTATCGAGATACTGGATGTCAGTGCAAGCGCCGGTAATGGACTCATTCAGGGCGGTGATGTTATCGATGTAATCCATGCTATCGAATATAACAAGGACAAAGCATTAGCTATGTTTGGCGGGCGCCCTGCCGCTGAGCTTAAAGTGATTAACGTGCGCGGTGACAGCATGGCGCCAACAATTGAACCCGGAGATCTTATTTTTGTCGATATAAGCATCAACCAGTTCGATGGTGACGGCATCTATGTCTTTGGCTTTGATGATAAAATATACGTAAAACGGCTGCAGATGATCCCCGATAAATTATTGGTGATATCTGATAACACTAACTACCGGGAATGGAGTATTACCAAAGACAACGAGTGCAGGTTCGGTGTTTTTGGCAAGGTTCTGATAAGCCAGACGCAGTCACTCAAACGACACAATTAATAGAAAGCGTCGACAAGGCCACCTTCATGGTGGCTTTTTTTTCGACCTTAAATTGCATATATCGCAATTTTATACTTGCGCAATGTGCAATTTAAATGTAACTTGCATTCATAGAACAGCGAACAGGCAGGACGCCCACGAAGTAGCCGCCGGTGGCGTATGAATAACCGGATGATTCGCGAATGATTTAACTAAGGTATGGATATGCAACAAGAAAGATGGGTGATTGAAATTTCTGATGGGCGCTACGCGTTCACCAAAGAAATTAACGGGAGCATTGATGAAAGTTACGCCCCCGTATGCAAGGCGAAAGCTGCAGTGTTCGCATCAGCGATTATTCAAGGTTTTCAACCACCACGTGACCTTCGGAGTTGCGATAAACAAGCTGGTTGAATTCTACCTGGATTAGATTTTCCCCTCGTTGTTTAAGGCGATAGAAATCTAACCCACTGAATGAAATTTTAGTGTCGCGCGGGTAGTGCTTTAGACGGTCAAGCAACTCACCCACAGTAATAAGATGTTCATCAAGCATAAAAATATCCTCAAGTTGTAGAGACTTAAAGGATACCACCGAGCCTGAAGTGGTGAAAAGACAGGCACACAACGATGAGGGCATTGACGAGCAAGGCATAAGTGCTGGTTCGATTCCAGACAGACCTCTTTAGCGAGGTGGGTTGGGCAGAGAAAAGGTCCGTTCAATTCGGACACCGGTAATGCTCTCATCGTTGTGGTGAATGCGGCTCAGCGCACGCGGGTAAGGTTGAAGCTGACAGTCGATCCTCTGTAGTTAAGCACCCGTCTGGCGTGCAACCTTCGCCAGATACCGGGAGGCACCCGGCACCACAACGTTAATGCTGTGTGAAGTCTTGTCGGCGTCCGGCTCTTCCAACAACAGGAGGAAGGCGACAGTGTTCTGCCGTGACGCCGACCTTTTTACACAACAGAAAAGAGCATCTCCGCGCGACGGGCTCATTACCCAATCCACCCGGAAAGCTGTTACAGCAGGTGCTCTTTTCTGTTTTGTGGAGAAACCAACTGGCGGTGGCAACCGCCATCTTGAGGGGTTAACGATGAATGATGACCGCATGACCGTAGTGCCCGACTTTCTGGGCGAACTGGATGCCGGCGTGTTCATGAACAAAATCGCGGCAGCGCTGAATACTGTCGGATTAGGCGTTCTGAATAACGGCAATAAAGGCAAGGTAGTCCTCACCTTTGATTTTGAGCGCATGGGAAATTCAGTCGAAGAGAAGCGCGTCAAAATTAAACACAAGCTGCAGTACAGCACTCCGACGCCACGCGGTAAAGCGTCAGAAGAGGACACAACAGAAACCCCAATGTGGGTTAACAAGGGCGGAAAGCTCACCATACTGCAGGAAGATCAGGGTCAACTGTTCAGTATTAAAGGCACTACTGACGGAAAGCTTAAAGCGGCTCAGTGAACCGCAGCTAACCAATTCACTGCCACCACTTCGATCATTAGTTAATAAGGAATTTTTATGTCTCAGTTAGACAGCGGCACTTTTCAGCAGGTAAAAGACCTGGTTCTTTCTGGCTATCACCTGAACGATATTCAGGGGCTGGCTTGCCCGACAGCATTATTGCCTGCCGGGACAGGTGTTGAAAGCCTCGAACGCTTTGCTCTGGAGCGTTTCCGCTTCCGCGGCGCCATGACTACCACCAGCATTGAAGACTTTGTCCGTTATTCAAAGGGCTATGCCAGTGCAACCGAAAAAGCACGCTGCTTTATTGATGCTGACCATATGACAGCTCGCTCAGTTTTCAATATTGGTACGCTGGATAACCCCGGTCATGCAGACAACGTTGCTTCTATCACGCTGAAACAGACTGCACCATTCCGCGCCCTGCTCCAGATCAACGGGGAACGCCTGAAACAAAAACAGATCGCCGAATGGCTTGAAGACTGGAGCGATTATCTCCTGGCGTTCGATTCTGACGGTAACACAATGCAGATTTCACAGGCTGCCCAGGCTGTTCGCCGCATTACGATCCAACAGGCAACCCAGCAGGATCATGAAGATGGCGATTTCAGCGGTAAGAAATCCCTTATGCAAAGCATTGAGGCCAGCAGCAAAGACGTTATGCCGGTGGCTTTTGAGTTCAAATGTGTTCCGTATGAGGGTCTCGGTGAACGTGCGTTCAGCCTCCGCAACAGCCTGCTGACCGGTGATGAACCTCGCTTTGTTCTGCGTATCGTACAACTGGAAGCGCAGGAAGAAGCGATCGCCAATGAATTCCGCGACATGCTGATCAGCAAATTCGACGGTGAATCAGTAGAAACGTTCATCGGTAACTTTAAAGCGTAATTGCTCTGCATTAAATCCCCGGCGCCGCGGGGATTTATTGAAGTGTAATTCTGTTAATTATCGCCACTAGGCGAGGGATTCGCACAACCAAAATTCACGCGGTGCAGCGCGAAATAAATTATAAGGAGAACCAACGATGAGTTTTATTCAAACACTTTCAGGTAAACAATTTGATTATCTCAGCGCAACTATTGACGACATTGATATTGAAGATATCGCCGTGGCGCTTTCCAATATTTGCCGCTTCTCCGGACATCTCCCTGAGTTTTATAGCGTGGCGCAGCATTCCGTACTGTGCAGCCAGCTTGTATCACCGGAGTTTGCCTTTGAAGCCCTGATGCACGACGCAGCCGAAGCGTATTGCCAGGATATCCCTGCCCCATTAAAAGCGTTACTGCCTGATTATCGCGAGATTGAGAAACGTACCGATCAACTGATCCGCTTTAAGTTTGGCTTGCCACTGGAAGAAGCCAGCGTAGTGAAGTATGCAGATCTGACCATGCTGGCAACTGAACGCCGCGATCTGGATATTGATGACAGTATTCCCTGGGTAATACTGGAAGGTATCCCCCCGACAGATTTATTCGAAATCTACCCACTTCGCCCCGGTCAGGCTTTCGGCCTGTTTATGGCCCGCTTTAATGAACTGATGGAGCTACGCCAATGTGCTGCATAAAAGATAAAGAGTCTGTAGTGAAGGCAATCAGATCAAGACGTTTGTGGGAGCGCGTTGAAGGCGGTGCAGCATGACAGTCCATACATTGAAGCAATGCCGCCCGGACCAGGAAGAAACTGAGTATTTCTGGAAGCTGTTTCATGCGGCACAACGTAATGATGCTCGCAGGCACGGTAGTGAAATCAGCATTATCGCCGATGAGCTATCCCGGACGGATTTAGATCGTAACCAAAAACTGTTCCTTCTCCGCTCCTGGCAAGTGCTGGTAGACGACAAAGGTGGATTCGGTCGCTTTATGGGGGCCTTTGATACTTACGTCTACAACATGCAAGACCCGGATGATGACTGCGTAGCGTGGAAACCTGAACTGGCCCAAATACTGAACGACGGCAATTGTTTCGACGTACTGCTTGATGCGTACCAGGAAGCCCAGCAGCGCATAGCAGGACTGGAACGCGCCAACGCCGCACAGGACGATCACATCAATCAGCAGCAGGACAGAATAGACGTGCTGGAGAGGCGCAACGCGGAGTTGGGGAAATACGCAGGGGAACTGGAGTCCCGCACCGTCACCGTGAAAATGTACGACGATTTTCAGTTGTGCCACTACGGAACTACCGAGGACTACGCGAAAGGCTACATCGACAGCCAGAACAATTTCACCAAATGGCTGTCCGCCGCTGGCATCAAGGTTAAGGGGGAATGAGCATGACCGTAGCACTAAGAGATAAACGTCGTAGTGGGCAACGCATCCCAGGATTAGGAATGTCAAATGGGACATGGTTCGCGGTGCTGGATATTCTAGGCATGGAAAAACTTGTTAACCAGCAACATACCAATGACCCGCTCGATGTGACTCCAGCCAAAGCGAAAAAGATGGCTGACATCGTAGATGCATGGACACCACCTGAAGGATGGTCCGGTGACATGGATGAAAAAATAAAGGGCTATATCGTCGAATTTCTTCGCGGTTGTAACGGATTCAGGAGCCACTAACCCATGACCACTATTACCAAAAAGCAGCGCGCAGAGCTGCGCATGAAGTTCGGCGGCCGCTGCGCTTACTGTGGGTGTGAGTTGCCGGAAAAGGGATGGCACGCTGACCACGTCGAGGCGGTGCTACGAAAATCTGAGCAGTGTATGAGGGCTGCTGCGAAAGGCATTTTCAAGCTGAAGGCGACTGGTGAATTCTACAGGCCAGAGGCTGAGAGGCTGGAAAACCTATTCCCGGCATGTGCGCCCTGCAACCTGCTGAAAGCGTCCTATTCGCTGGAAATGTTCAGAGAGCAGGTATCTCTTCAGGTTGAGCGTGGGCGCAAGAGCAGCATGAACTTCCGCACGGCAGAGCGTTTCGGCCTTATCGAGGCAGTTGAGAAGCCAGTGGTTTTCTGGTTCGAACAGTATCAGGAAGGGGTAGCAGTATGAGCACTATTACCAATAACAAACTAACAGACGAACGCGTTTCAAATGCAACACTGATTCGGCTCATTCAGTGGGCTGATCAGCACAATAGCCATTATGTTGCAGCGGCCCTGTGTGAGCTACAGGAACGCCGCAAGGCTGATAGCGCTGAACCAATAGGCTGGACGGATGCAGAAGAACTACGTTCGCTTGAAAAGCACGGCTGCGCATATCTGTTTAAAGCCAACCCCATCTCACCGAATGCTGACCCTCGGCGCGTGATTAAATTATATCGCCACGCGCAGCCAGTGCCGGTAGTTCCTCCTGCCATTGAACCTGATTACGAAGTAATTAAAAGCATTCTTCCCACGGCTAACCCTGATGAATATGCGTGCTGCATTGCTGCTGACATGTGGAACGCCTGCCGCGCTGCCATGCTCAACGGAGGTAAATCGTGAAAGAGAATCAAATCCGAGAACTGGTAAACGAGCTGCGCGATATTGCTGCAAATATTAATACCGACCACCAGCACTGATATTTGAGGTTAAAGCCCGGGTGCAGCCGGGCTAAGTGGAGAAACAGCCATGGCAAAGCTAATGAAGGCGAGTCAATGGGGACGTCGTGAATTCACCAATGACTCAGTTCCTGACAATCGAACGATTAAACGTTGGGTCGAGAATGGTTTACTCATGGGGCGTATCGTGGACGGTTCTGTTTTTGTCTGCGAAACAGAAAAATGGGGTGTCGACTCAATGGTTAGTCAAGCAGTTCGCCTGTTAATTAATGAGGGCTGACCATGGCGGCAAGGCCAAGAAAAAGAGAATACCGACACCTGCCAGACTATCTGGTCTTTGATAAAGATCGTGGTGTTTATAAATTCACGCTTATTACCGGAAAGAAGAAAAATATAGGTAAGGATCGAGCGATTGCCATAGCTATCGCCAGAGAGTACAACCTGAGGATGAGGCCAGAGCTTTCCCCGTCTGTTGAAAATCTCATTAGAGAATCTGGCGGGGTTACTGGAGAAGCCAAACCATTTGCTGAACATGTTGATCACATAATGGCCCGTGCTATAGAGGACGAATGCCCTTCTCAGAGTACCAAAGATGACTGGAATAATGACGCGCTACGCGTGAAAGAGTTCTTCGTTAATGTTCCGGCCTGCGATATCGAGTTGGAGCACGTAAACGCATACATCAATAAATACCATTCCGGCGCGTCTGCGAACGTGCAAAACAGGAAAGTCAGCTTCCTTAAAAAGCTGTTTTCGTATGCGGTCGATGAATCCCTGATGTTCGATAACCCGGCAACCAGGAAGAAAATGCGCAGGACTAAAGAGAAGAAAAGACAACGCTTGTCTCTCGAGCATTTCATGGCTATCCGCCGCGCTGCGGAACCATGGTTAAGAACAGCGATGGACCTGGCGTTACAGACGACACATGCAAGGCTCGAAGTATCACGGATCAAGTACTCAATTCGCGAACCAAAAAACGGTGTGTGTGGTTGTGTCTGGTTCGAACAGCCAGAGAACGGCATATATGGAACACTGTACATCCACCGCCAAAAGGTACAGAAGAAGGAAGCCTCGCATGTTGCAATCCCTATCGGCGATGAGCTAAAACGTATAATTGATGACAGCCGAGATAATGTGGCCAGCCCGTATGTAGTCCACCGTATACCTGAACGACAGGTTAAACAAAGTAAAGAAGTATCGCATCCAACACAGGTGGCCCCGGACTATTTAAGCCGTTCCTTTTCTGCTTTACGTGACAGTTTGGGGTTGTGTAACCATTTAAAAATGGATGAGAGACCAACCTTTCACGAAATCCGAGCATTGGCTGCTCATCTGTTCGATAAACAAGGGATCGACCCCCAAGGACGTATGGCTCACAGTGACTCAAAATCTACCAAGATTTACACACAAAATCATATCGATTGGGTTGTTGTACCTCATGGAGAAATTAAAACTGGATAGACTGTCACAGGCCCAGAAGTACATTCTCATAACTGATAAGCAAGATATTGTCATGCTCGATAGTTCTGATAATGTTGGTTGTTTTCAAAACTAGCATTTATTCATAATAGGTATATCACTATGCGTTTGAATCAACTGCCAGGATATGGCCTTCCAGATCTTGCCTTCTGGCCACAACCTTTGTACGAAACAGATAGATGGCAAATGTACAGCCTGAAACTTCGACCCGATGGAACAGTTCACTGGTTCCGGCGCCATTTAGAACGTGGTATACCTTCCCATGCATATGCCGACATCTATGAAAATTATGAAGATGCCAGAAAATCGGCCTGTGAGATGAATAATAATATAGAGTTTGATATTGATAAGCTCCCGTTAACTCTTCCCGAAAAAGAGTCATTGCGTCTAAAAGTAGACAAAGCACTCACAGCCAAAAAGCGGTTGATTGATGAGGAGCAAATAATGCTCAAAGAAGCCGTAAAGAAACACGCTAATGATCCACGAATTTCGGCGGATGAGTTACTTCTAAACCCCCGATTCGAAAATTTGCGTAAGCTGTTACACAACGCTCTCAATGAAATGCCTTATCTGCAGGGCGTTTTTTTTCATCAATATCACGTTTTTCTTTATCACGTAAAAGATAATATTTGGGAGCAATCCAACTTAACAAGGTCAAGAGCAGCAAAGATCTATTATCAGGAACGTATCGCCAGAGGATTCGGTTTATCTGGAAATGAACATTGGGGCAAAACCAAAGCCGCTATTCGCTCGATGCTTCTACCACGAGCCAACAAACTGCTACAAGAAGCCAGTGTAAAACGGATGTTGGATGAAGCCATTAGAAACGGGACAAAAGTACTTGTTTTAGGAAATTATGTTTTCTGGTACGAGGACAAGGACCAAGTAGGATGGAGCGTTAAAGAGATTAACGACAACGACGTTAACTCAAGGGGAAACATAATCTGGAAGGCGGGTACAATCTTATCAAAAAATCATGGGCGGATTGTTGTGCTTCCATACACGAAGGAAAATGGCGAACACGTTAAAGGCTATACGAAGAACGCTCCAAATGACGGAAACGCTCTGCCAAGACATAAAAATGAGTATGTTGAGCTTCCCTTCGAAATTCTTGATGGTGACTTAATGTTCAGTTTATTCGGTGAGCTTAAATACGAATAGACAATTATTTATGTAATGGCAAACAAGCGTAATGTGGGGAAGAACCACCTTCTAACTCATTGATGTATATAGCGCAGATTTTGCGAAAAAAGCACTGTTTGTATATACATTCGAATTACCACAATCACCAGCAATTACGCGGCCTTACGCGATTTATCAACGGTGTCATGGGGTGTCGGGGGTCGGAGGTTCAAATCCTCTCGTGCCGACCAAAATTCCCCTTAAAAGCCAGCCTGCCAGGGCTGGTTTTTTTATATATCCAATTTGCAAATGGTGAAATGATGGTGAAATAGCTATCGAAGGTCACTGCAAATTGACTTCAAGCTCCCTCCAACGCGAAAAGTTGAACAGATGACTTAAATACATTGATTAGTCATCCTTAACCAGTAGAATCCGCCACGACTGGTAACTATTCAATACACGCACTATCGAACGATCGCCAGTTTGCCGCAGCCCGTTCTTGCATACAATGTGGCTGCGGCACACCATCACATCAGAAATTTGAAAATCAGGGTAAACCTGTCACTTAACCTGAAGCAGGTCTTCATAGCGGGTGGTATATCGGGATGACAGTATGTTTCTCTTCATAGCCCACTGTTGCTGGATACCCTCCCCGGCAAAGTACAGCTTTCCCCAGCCCTTCTTTGCATTCAGGTGATCCAGTACTTCCATCGGCTTCTCGCTACCGGCGCGCGGCGCGTTATCATCGAAAAAGTTTCGCCGCGCCCTGACTGAAGAAGTCTCCCCTATTTCACCTGTACATCATCCGTACTGTCTGATGTTGTTCGTCCGGGAATATCTTTGTCGCACCGCACCTCATTCACCTGGTGCATCAGTTACGACGCCACTGAACGTTCAGATAGCTCCCCAGCATCTCCTCTACAAGAGGTCGCAGGCCATCCAAAAATGTCTTTTTCGCGCTCTCCATCGCTCTTGCTCCGATAGTGCGCTCTGCATCGGTATTACCGACCAGCCCAGACGGTCTCAGCTCTGTGTCAGACAGCATCCGGTACGTTTCCTCATAATCCGATATTTGCTTTTCACGAAGCGCGTTAACGCGTTCCGGCGCTTTGCGCTCCAGCACTCTGTGTAACGGCCCCCACTGCAGTATCCACTCCCTGAACTCGCTTTTTTCAGCGGCTTTCACCTGAAGCTCCGCGTCCTGAAGGTCTGTAACCGTCACGCCGGATACGTCAAAGAAACGCATTTCTGCCGTCACGCTGGTCAGCCCGAGTGATTTCTTCAGCTTATTCTGATACGCCAGCCAGACCTCAATTTCATCAACGAGAGCCAGCGTTCTGACCTTTTCCCGGGCAATCTGTTCCAGTTTTCCCAGACGGAACATCTCACGCCCCGTGGCAACCAGCGCCGCGAGATCGTTATCGTATTGCCCTTTTTCTGCATTATGTACCAGCTGTACGTTCTTCATCTGGTGCAAAAAAAATGTGACCCGGTCCTCGCAGCTTGAGGATGCCTCTGTTGCCATAGCAAAGGTGTTTGCTCTCAACGCCTCATCTTCAGCCAGTTGTGCCAGCCAGGACGATATCTGTGCCTTAAACCCCGCGTCCTTTATGAAGTTTTCCGTCTCACTCAGTCTGTCCAGGAAGAGGCTGAAGGCGTCGGCGTTATCTTCCTGTCCGAACATATGCCATCTGTCTGCAGGAGCCGGTTCCCCCTCCCGGGCAGGCACCAGCCAGTCAGCGGCCGCCAGGTGCAGTGCCCGAGTTTCCCGGGGGGCGGAGGCTCCCGCCATATCGAATTGTATTATGGGGCCTGAATAGCCAGGCGCGCTGGTGATCTCCCGCAGCGCCTGCAAAGTACGTTCAGACAGTGGGTTCCCTTCCAGATTTACGGTTGTCTCTGAAGACAGATGAATGAGACTTTCCGGCAGGCGGGTCAGCTGGTTACGATAGACCGACAGCGACAGTAGTCCTGACGGCAGCATCGGCAGGCTGGTCAGCCGGTTACCAGATACCATCAGCTCCTTCAGTTCTGACGGCAGCACCGGCAGACTGGTCAGCCGGTTACCAGATACAATCAGCTCCTTCAGTCCTGACGGCAACGCCGGCAGGCTGGTCAGCCGATTATTATAGGCCCACAGCTTATATAATTCTGACGGCAGCGTCGGCAGGCTGGCCAGTTGGTTATCAGATACCGACAGCTCCTGTAGCCCTGACGGCAACGTCGGCAGGCTGGTCAGCTGGTTATTATAGGCCCACAGCTTACATAATTCTGACGGCAGCGCCGGCAGGCTGGCCAGTTGGTTATCAGATACCGACAGCTCCTGTAGCCCTGGCGGCAACACCGGCAGGCTGGTCAGTTGATTACCAAAGATCCACAGCTTACATAGTCCTGACGGCAGCGCCGGCAGGTGGGTCAGCGGGTTACTAAAGATCGACAGTTCCAGTAGTCCTGGCGGCAGCACCGGCAGGCTAGTCAGCTGGTTACCAGAGACCTCCAGCGTCCGCAGTTCTGGCGGCAGCGCCGGCAGGCTGGTCAGATTATTATCAGGAATAACCAGTGTGGTAATATGCGCGGGTAAACAGTCTGGCAAGGTGGTAAGACCTGATTCTCCCACGTTAAGCACTGCATTGCCATTATTCAGGCAGGCACGCATTTTCTGTACCACTGCTGCACGGCCGCGTGACTCTTCTGCGGGTGCAGCCCTTCTCCACGCTGACCAGACGCTGGCGTCTGTGGAGCCGTTGTGGCAGGGAGGAAGGATGTCCTGAATGTCCCGGATGCCCCTTCCGCGTGTCCTGTGCCCTCCTCACCCTGTGCTGTGTCCAGGGTGAGGCGATGTGTTTCACTGTACCCCTGGCAATTTACGGTATAGTTCCCGGCATCATCAAGGGTGACTGACAATATCTCCTGACTGTCTTCATCCAGAATACAGAAGTAATTTTCCCCGTGCTGGCCGGAATGAATGCTTTCCTCCCATCCGGCATACGCGAGCGTCCTGAGCAGTTCAAATCTGTTGATCACATCCTCCCGCGTCGTTCCGGCCGGCGGGTGACAAATCGCCCAGATGCACTCCAGCGCTTCAGTCTGGTGCGTTGAGCAAAAAAATTCCTTCATTTTTTCCCAGGAACTCATTTCAGGGGGGGTATCAGACCAGGCAATACGATAAATGCGACGGTTACTGATGGTGGCGGGAAGACATCCGCTTCCAATATGAAAGGGCATAACAAAAAACCTTTATAAATTTACATATAGTATCTGTCCGGCAGACATCATCTCTTCCTGGTCTTAATTTCACAATAAGGTTATCGGCGGATTCATGGTCGTCCTGACATGGCGGGCTTCAGAAGGTGCAGAAGAAAAATCCGTTATGATGACCGGATGGCGGGACTGTCATTTTACAGCTAAATTGTCGATTTTTTCAGGGTCGCTTTCCACGATGACCAGATCATCCGGTATCAACGCCCGGGCGTTCAATTTTCGATTCTGCCTGCCTGCGCAGCTCTTCCGGCGAATAAACCCTTTGAACGACTTTACCGTCTTTAAACTGCCAGCAGCATGAAATATCAGCGCGACGGTTTTCATCCGTATCAGGCAACTCTGCAACGCTCTGGCCAGCAGGCCACAGCCCGGAAACATCACGCGTAATACACGTAATAACATCGTTATCGTCGTAGGTAATTTTCAGCGTGTCTGCTGAAAATAATTGCTGGCACCCATACCAGTCCTGACCATCCTCTGATTTAAGATACGCCGCATCGGCGAATAATGTGTCATCTGGTTCCTGTGCATACGGAATGAAATTTTTAATATTTAAAAACTGTTTGTTCTTTTTATTTTTTTTCCGCTGTCATAATTATTCCTTCTTATACACTTGGGGCTGTCACCCACGTATCACCAACCAGATACTGAATGGGACGTTGTCACCCGAATAGTCATCGCGCCACGCACTCCCATTACCTCAATCACTGCGCCAGCGAGACAGATATTACCGCAGCCAGTATCCGTGATGATTTTGTTATAAGCGTAAGACCAGGAGCCACGACACATCCAGTAAGGGTGATTGAATGCGCCCTGAGACTCCAGCCAGACGATAAACTCCGCCGTCGTCCACGGATTATCATCACAGCCGATAGTAACTGCGCCATCAAACGCTCGCGCGGCACCGATACGACGCACAAACAAATCCTTGTCCGGAATATCGCCGCCATTCTGTGATTTTTGTAATGCATCGGCGGCACGACTTATGGTTTCTCGCAAACCAACGTATTCGATAAGACCGTCAACGCTTTTTCCTGACAGCGCCGTCAGGGTTTCGTCCAGCGGCTGCTTGCCCGCCAGTTTATTCAGTACCGTGGTGGCAAAGTTCGGATCATTTCCCAACGCGTCAGCCAGTTCCTGCAGGGTGTCCAGTGGCTCCAATACGGAACCAACCAGCGCGGCAATCAGTTTGCGGACAAACTCCGCGTTTGTTGTCTGAAGCCCTTTAGCATCGCCTGGCGGCGTCGGTGTGGTCGGCGTTCCAGTGAATGCCGGGCTGTCCAGCGGCGCTTTGGTCCGTACCTCACCCATAACGGTTTTTACCGCCTTTGGTGTGGCCGCCAGCGCTTCGCTGTCACTGTCCGTGGCACTGCTTAATTTAACGATACCTTTTTTCGTCAGGCTTGCATCTTCCAGGGAAATCAC